GAAGACGATTCAAGAATCCCATAATCAGCTCTCCAATATAGCTAATATAGCAGCGAGATCGGTTTTCATAGTAGCAACGTCTGATTTTATTGTAGCAAGATCTGTTCTAATATCATCAAGCGTATCTTCGGTTGCCAAATTCACAGGATAAATTACAACTCGGACCATGAAGAGTAACTGTGCGACATTAATAAATAAAGATTGCTGAAAAAAGATTGGATCAAAAGGTTACGCCGCCACGACCTAGTTTCAGATAAGTAACCTCCTTGGCAGTTGCCTGTCTCACTTTCTGCACCCCGCCACCCATGTTTTTCCACCATACTCTTCCAGCGAAAAGCAATGGAAAAGGATCTGTCCCGTATTTATCAGTCCATTCAGCAACCGTCATCAATGTAGTTGGGTTCGCGGGACTCGAAAGTAGGACTCCGCGATCGCCAAATGAGGTCTCAAGTTCCTGGAATGCCATTAGATCCTTCCTGAATCCTACAATCTTGCCATCTACCGGCAATCCATACTGAACCTCTTTCACAGCGCCGTCCTCGCCCTTTACAAACACAGACTGGATCAGATCATCTATGGTCATAAACGGGTTTGCTATGATGACCTGACTGGGCTTGTTGTTCACGATTGCTGGGAACTCGCATATTCCTTCTAGGTAATCTTCTTCGTTTTCTGACATTGTCTTAGCTCCAATTGCCACATTATTCTAAATTCAAATATCCAACATTTATGAAAAAAAGTGTTGATTGATTATACACAGGGTAACCAATCAACACTTATATCACCACAATTGCTGCTCCCCCACAACTGGATGAACTTGTTTATAGAGAACACTCCGGTAAGGTCCTCGACGGATCTGCCGTACTCAGCATGTCTTCCTCTCAGTGCATCGGTTCCTTCCGGGTCCCTGGAGAGCCAACCCACATGAGCTACACCAATCACGTTGCTGTTCACATTGGCCTCAAGAACCCCTGTGCAGCAGTCCTTGGCGCATGCAGTCTGGTAACCCCTTGTCTTCAATTCTGTGCTCTTTACAAGATGCTCCGCATGGGCATACATCTCAGTCATCACAGCACCAATTCTGTAGTTCTGCACGCACAGCTTATCCACCCACTTTGCATCGTAGCTTCCTGTTTGATAGGAGACGGGCATGTACTCGAACTCAGCTTCCTTGGTGTAATTGATATAATCCATCCCACATAGGTTTGGGAAACTGCAATTCATGGTGTTGCCGTTTGCATCCAGCTGTCTCTCGGCCTCAAGTTCGGTTCTCAGAAGGATCACATTACCAGAACCAGCTCCTCTCTCAACCAGCTTCTGGCCGTCAAAACCAGACTGCGTCGATATTATCTTCTCAAAAGAAGCATGCCCTACACCCTTCTCAGATGATTTCTCATACATATAATTGGCAGCGCCTGCCATACCAATGACGAGAAACATCGCCATCAACATCAAAATGTATTTTCTCATTTGTTCAACCTCTGTCGTTCTATAAAGATGTCCTTAGATTTAAGCCTTGTCGTTGCCGGCTTGTTCAAAACAGGGGCCGTATGTACTCCTTTGTAATCTTTATCAGGCAACCCGGCCTGTTTACCGAACTCCTCAATCATCTTTTTTGAGGCCCTTGGAGGCTTCTCGTATTCTGCTGATCTCATCATAATTCCACCAATCTACATCATCCACTGGTACGCCATGATTTATAGCATCTGTGGCATTCCTGAAAACTCTGTTAAAATCGCTTCTGAATGGCACTATCTGCATGGTCGTCGCTTCAATCGTGATTATCTCCGTTTCAGCAACCACTATGACCCAAGAATGACCAGGATTGCCGATTCGTTGGGCAACCTGGGCGTTGTACCCATGATCCTCAAGTTCATGTTGCAGATAAAAAGACATCTCGCTGCAATCCCATTCGTTTTCGATATACGGAAAAGTAGGTATGCTCGCGAGGTCAGACTCAAGTGACCCGCCAGACAGATTCACAAGTACAAATAAAATAAAAAATAATCTAGTCATTCTTCCCACGGAAGAACTCATTCCAAACTTGATTATATTCAGCCTCGGATATCTCCATGGACTCCTGATCCGGAGACCCTGGGAAGTCTCCTTCCATAATCAGTTTCAGAATATATTTCATGCGTAATCACATTCCATCGGTTTAGCCGGTTTTTTTACTGTTTTCCGACGTTTCAGGCTGTGTCACCTTGGCCAAATAGTTTTCACGCTCCGATCCGGCAGGAAGCCAAGGACTTTAGTCCTTGGAGGAATGCCGCCAACTTCTTGCCATATTCGCCATGCTTTGCCTTAGATAAACTTGATATAGTATCCATACATTCAACTCCATGACTTGGACGCATTAGGCACCCACGCGGTAAACCGCTCTGCGTTGATCCTGTCAGTGCTGGTTGGACTCTTGCCCGAAAGGGAATCGCTGAAATACGATTTGAGGCGATCTTCAACAAGCATGAGGCCAATGTTCCCGCAAGACGGGGACCTCCGCAGATCGTCGCTGCGCGTAGGCTGGCCTGGAGGTCCGGGCAGATCTCTGATTCTGAAACAGATCTGCTCAGGGCTGCTGAAAGCCCCTCTCCTTCAGGGGAGGGGTAGCTTACGACGCATCATGCCAATCACGATTTTCTCTATCTCACCGCGATCAGTTATTCGTTGATTGCAACCATCACTCATGCTCATTTTAATAACACCCCATAGGTTTAGCCGGTTCTCTTCGTTTCCACCACCAATCTGTAATTACAGCTTCAAATACCTGGTCAACAACTACTGGTTTTTTATCCACGATCCTGATAACATCTCGTTTCTTCAGGGTGGCCTGGGATTTTGGAACCCAGTACGGAACCTGGGCCCCGTCGTCCATCAAAACCAGTAGTATGGCTCGCTTAGTCTGCTTGACCATGTAGTTGCAGTTGGGTTTTTTAACCGGAGAAAGGACGAATTTCATACTCGGACAGCTTCTTGTAGTTATCCATCATATCTCCCCATTCCTTCAGCTTTATTTGCCAGAAGTGGTCTATTATGTCTGATAACGGGACGGCCAAAGAATATTCGTTGTTATATTGTCCTTTCTTACCAGGAACTACGAGCTGTTCTGCATTGATGAATCCAAGTTTCCTCAGCGTACTTATGGCAATGCTGACCTCCGGTTGCCGAATCATCGCGGTAACTTCAATATCCCTAGAAGTTCCTACCTCTTCAACCCTGAAAAAGGCTAAAACTGCGGCTTGCCGTCTTTCAACACCGATGTCCTGGAGGCACGTCATGAAGTCTATGTCATCCTGGTCAAACACTTTTACATTCTTGGTCTTCATATGTTCACCTCGTTGTGATATCATATTACAAATATAGCATAGTATATAAGCATGTTGGTGAATCACCGGTTGTGAAAATGTATTACACGCGCAAACTTAATATACTCCAAAATACAACCCATTGGTTATGCGCAACAAATTAGAGAAAACCATATGCGTTCGGTGCGATAGCGCGACGCACCAGATAATACAAGACATAGCGCAGGCAGAAGACAAAGTAGCCGGTGAAGTAATCCGTAGAATGCTCATCGATGGCATCCGGGCTCATAATAAGAGAGTATCCAGGAGAGTTGGCCGGAGTCAAGCGATAAACCCCGGCCACAAGTGATCAAGCATGAAGAAGTCACTGATTACTTATAAGCGTTTCGGAGGGATCTGAATAGACCCAGCGTTTGAAAGAGCGTTGAATAAAATACCTCCGCAGCTACGGAAAGAAGGATTTAGGTTTGTCCCGATTCTAAACGGTACCAAGAAGCCCATAGGTTACAAATGGACGACCGACGCAAATTACGATTATAAGCATCCTGTAATGGCCGGATATCTTGCTGAAGGACATAATTACGGCGTTGTCACTGGAATAGGTCATTTAATCGTCTTCGATGTGGACGACCTGCCAAGATTGGAAGAATTAAATATCATAAATCAGATACCAGAAACTTTTACGGTGGAAACAGGACGCGGAGGAAAGCATTTTTATCTGCTATGCAGGGGTTTCAAAGATAAAATGGTACTCGAAGACCCTGAGTTGAAGGACCTCGATGGAGATCCCCTGCATTTGGGGGAGATACAGGCGCTTGGTGAGCAGGTCGTTGGCCCAGGATCGTTACATCCTAATGGTAATTATTATAAAGTGATTGCAGATGTTCCTATTGCTACCGTAGATAAAGACTTTCTACTAGAACTGATCAAGCCATTCGTGAAAAAAGAAGATCCACGGACATCCAAGAAATGCAAAACACCGCACGGTGGATCTTCAATCGGCAATCTCATTCCGATAGATCAAGTTGCATGGCCACTAAGGATCAAAGAAAGGAAAGGCTCCGAGGTGTTCGGGAGTCATCCTAAGCATGATTCTAAACATGGAAAAAACTTTTCAGTCAACACATCAAAAAATTGTTGGCATTGTTTTAGGCATAAAAGCGGTGGCGGCCCACTCGAATGGTTGGCAGTTGAAGAGGGGATCATTACCTGCAAAGCGGCGGGGCATGGATGCCTAAATGGACAGCAACTTGCCCAAGTGATTAACATCGCGAAAGAGCGCGGATTCAATATCCCGGATCGACAAGAACCAGTGGTTGTGAAAAAGATGGACGACGACATTGCACCAATTATACCAGAAAACGTCCGAAGATGGTCAGACGACCTACCTTTCGGCATGCCGGGCGTTGATTCTGATCTAAGAACCTATCAAAAAGTCCTGAAAAAAGGCAAGGAGGACAAACCAGTAAAAGCAATAGTCTGTGATGGATATTGTGTCATAACAGAGGAAACCAGGGACGAAAGTGGAGAGGCGACGTTTACCCTTGAAGGAGCTGGCAGCAATGATGGCCATAGGTTTAGATGTACTGTTTCTGGTCGTGATTTTGCAGATAAAAGAAAGCTGCGCGGCATTTTGATGTCTCATTTCGGCGCGAGAAACAAAATTCGCGATCTCTGCGCTGAGATGATCCAAGACCTGACCATAGATGTTAAAAAACTGATATCAGTAGACGCGCCAATGTGGGTGAATGACCGGCTTGCGATACCTGGGTTGGATGATGATGGTTTCAAGTTTAATTTGTCGCGCAGGGTCCCTGCAGACCTATCGACCGGAGATGAACAAATTGGCATGGTTGCACTTGATCTGATCTTCAAAACATGGCCAGCAGACAAGGCAGCAATCCTTGTTACAACCAGTTTGGCATCCCCGGTATGCGCCAGATGGTTTTCAGAAGATCGTTTCGGAATAGCTTTAATAGGCACTTCTGGTCGTGGTCTAAAAACCGAGGCCCTAAAACACGCATTGGCCGTCTATGGCAATGGGTTTATGCGCGAAAAATCACTACTTCGATGGGGCGAAGGTGCGACTGGAACAGCAATACAACTGATAGCTGCTGCATGTGGTTGCCTGCCAACAGGTATCGACAACTACAAAGGGACACAAAAGGACGGTCCGTCCAAATTCGTATCCATTATTCACGTTCTTCTTGAAGGCCGGGAAAGAGAAAGAGCAAATCGAAACGCCAGACTCCAAGATAGTAAAGAACACACCACAACATTAATCGTTACAGGAGAGGACTTGCCAGAGGAAGCGTCAACCATGGCCCGACTTATTCCAATCGAATGGTCTACAGAACCAAATAAGACTAACCTGACAAAATTGCAGGAAATAAATAAAAATCTCGTAGCCGTTGGCAGGATGTGGTGTAATTACATATCAGGCATTAATATAGATATGGATAGATGGATTGAAGACAGATCAATTCTCGTGTCTTTGGCCAATGAATCGGGATGCATCAATCCTGGGCGTGTCGGGACGACAATATCCATTCTCAAAATGATATGGGAACTGTTGTTGGAATCTCCCCTTAAAACCGTGATCAAAAAATACAACAAAGATTTTGAAAAAGGTCTTGCTTCATTGCTTATTGAAACCTCAATGACCACGGAAAATGCAACTGAAGCAGCCCAGTTTGTTGAAACCTTGCGAGAATTGATATCATCCGGCAAGTGTGTTGTTCTTGATCGACCAGTCCAAAACGAGAATGACCTAAATATCATTGGATGGCGTCTTGGTGAGGGTGATGCTGACATGGGAAAGGTGGCTATATTACCCATATTGGCCAGGGATGCAGTCAGACGTGTCTTAGGACCCCAAGCCCAGGTAATCTCTGCTACGTCGTTATATAGGCAGCTCCAAGAAGGAGGCTACATAACAGTCAGCAGCGATGGCAAGAGAGTCAAGACGAAGCGTCGCGGAAATAAAACCATCCGTGTGCTAGTGTTTAATGAAGGAATATTGCTTGATGATACCGTTTATGGCATGGTAGATCTAAACAGACCAATCCTGAAAAATACTGAAAACACCCTTGAGAAAAAGATATATCGGGCGGTCAAGGTCTCTTAGATACAAGCCTTGCCGTTATTTCTTTTCACTTTTTTGTACTCTACTGGTTTCCTGTATCCGATTGCATTTTCACTATCTACACATGGTTTAGTAGTCCACTGTTATTTTTATTCTACATGTAATAATGCGTAACGGAGTAACAGAGATGTAACCAAGAAAAACGACATATAGAGAGATACTGTTACACCTGTTACACGTGTTACACTTAATTACATATATATATTATATGTAACTTAACTTTCTAGTTAGTATCTCTCATAGTCTCTCAAAGACAACCTAATATCAAGAAGAATATATAATATAGTTATTATATACCTACTATAATCTATCATGATTCTACACGACTTTTCTCTCTATACATCTCTACATTTACCAGGGGAAACACGGGTAACGAGTGTAACGTATTCAACGCTAATCGATTTTATGTTACATGTTGTTACACAAAATGCCCTTTTTTCCCTTTGTATCAAAAAGATACCTCAAAACAGTTTATAACGATTCATCACAAAATGCATCACCTATCAAAAACTTTAAATATCTTAAACCCCAAGTATATCCTTGTCCAAGGCGGATATGGTGTACTACCACCATTGCAATGCGGGGGTTGGGTTATGGTTCGCCCAGCTCCCTTTCTCACCTCCTTCTAACCTCAAAACTTAAATACGTTGATCTCTTCTTAAGTCCTCATGAAAGCCACAATAATTTCCAACCCTGATGACATCCCCAGCATCAAAACAGAAGCCGTGATAGTGTCATTTCGTCCCAGTTTCGATGACATACTGGCCATTGCCGGTAAGAAAGTCAAACTCATCCAAATCAACCAAGCAACCAACAACAGCTTGAGCAAAAACTCGCGTGCTCTCATAGCCAGCCACGGCATCAAATTGCAGATAGGCAACATCCAGGGCCTGAAGAAAGAAACCCTCAACATCTAACCAAAAACTTTATCACCTTCTAAATCCAATCTCCTAACCATGGTAGAAATCGTCAAGGATAACACAGATGTTAACAAAGTACGTCGCCGATTAGTTGACATCAAACTTGCATTTAAGGAAAGCATGGACCGTGAAGTATCCAGGATTTTCGAAGAGATTGAAGATCTTGACACCGAGATCCGGGAAGGCATGTCCAATCGTGTCGGCAGTGGATTCCAGGCCAACGAAGCCAAAAAATATGCCTATCGTCTGGTAAAACCCATACTCCGTGACACAATTCAAGACCTCGATGGCATAAAGCAGGACCTAACCGCCGACATAGCCACCCTCGTAGGAGAAGACTTTGTTGAAGATCAGACCTGCGCAATGTCCGGCATAATCGGCAACGCCACCGCCAAGAACTTCGAGCAATCCGAACTCGACATCAAAGTCCTTAATCCACCGGAGTGATAGGGCATGGCCCGACGCACTCCTTTTCATGCTTTTCTTACCAAAATAGCTTCCGAGGGCAAATCCGTCTCGAACGAAGCCAATACTTCGAGAACTCTAGCCACCGCCTCAAAAACCCCAGCATCCTCTCGTTCATCTATTCCAACTTCTTACCTCAAAATATCCCCAACAGGAGGCATTGTTGCACCCGAGAAAAAACTCATTACGTCCGAAGTCTCATCCGGAAAACATGACATATCCCCGACCGGCGGCATATCTGCATCATCAATATCTTCTACCCCTACAACATTTCAAAAAGCCGTCTCAACCCCAACCATTGCTATCCAAAAACCAGAAACAGTCGTCCTCGGTGGAATATCCATATCCCCTGCTTCAGGCGTTACAACATCCATAAAGAGGACAGTTGCCGTCCACGAAGAACAACCTGTAACCCGTACCCCAGTAGCCATAACCGAAAAGAAACCGATAACATTAGCAACTGTAAAATCCGTTTCATCTATCCCGGCATCCGAAATACCCTCTGCATCACCAACAGGCGAGTCACCGGGCTACATCTTCAGAGGCATCCCGATAAAAATGTAACTAGAGGGCAAACACCTCTTCATCATCTATTTTTCTACCCCTACTCCTATACCTTGTTTCTGCATCACAAATCCTCAAATACAGCTGCTCCGTAGCCAACACATCCCCGATATTGTGCTTGCGGATCTCGTCCATCTTTCCTTCAGCAAACCATTTGGGAACATCCCTACCACTTCCATATAACAGCTCTTTGAACCCGAGCATTGCCGCAAACATCTCCAAAGTAGCAGATTGCTGCTTGTTCCACTTTCCCTCCACCAGTACATCATAAACATCATACAATCTTTTATCATATTTTCCAACCGGCAATATATTAATGAAAGGAATATCATTAACCATACCCCTCATCTTCAAATGAATCAAATCAAAATCCTTGATATTGAAGCCAATCCACTTTGACGGCCTAATCTCATTCAAATACTCATAGGCCTCCTCCAGGACCTTGACCTCATCCCTTTCGCAGAAACATGCCACGTCCATATCCACAGGCTTAGCCGTGATGCAAATAGTCTGCGAGGTATGCCATCTAAGGGCAGCCTGCTCATCACATTCTGCACAATAATCCTTTTTCTGCTTAGGATGATCTGCTGGATTATGATCGCACCGTGCGCACTTCACATCTTTATACGTTTTAATCTGCTGCGCAGTGCCCGGTATTGTCTCGATGTCAATAACAACTGGGTCTTGCATAAAGTCTTCTCTATGTCCCTCCTGTATAACTCTTTTGCATCCTATGAAAAGCCTTAAATATGTGTCCCACTTACCATCTTCTATGCCATTGAGTGCTAAAGTGAAGAACCGGTTAGAAATCACGTTCTTCAAAGGAGAGGTAATACCACCAACCGTAACCTCATATCTGATTACGACTGGCCGCCTATCTCCGGAGGATGTAGAACTGGGGGAAGAGGATTGCAGGTGAACTATGCCGGTCGTCATGAACTGTCCACTATCGACTGGCCGGGGCACGCTTCCTACGTAGTCTTTCTCAGAGGTTGTCCCATGTCCTGCCCTCACTGTCATAACGAAAAAATACGCACCGGCGAACGTCTTGTAGATTTCAACGGCATAGCCCAAGAAATCCTAGCCGCCCGACGTTACATATCGGCCCTGGTCATCTCTGGCGGCGAACCTGTCATGCAACCCGAGGTATGTCTCGAATTGCTGATTTGGGGTCATGCACTGGGTCTCAAAGTCGGGCTTGAAACCTCAGGTTGCCGACCCATTCCGGAAGGTTTCGACAGAGTCTTCCTCGACATCAAAACATCCCTGGAAAGCTGGCTATATAACTCCTACACAGGAGATAACAAGGCATTCGACAATGTAGTCCAGAACCTCGAAAGACTCGATCCCAACGTTACTGAGATACGCTATGTAGTCCACGAATCAGACCCTCCCATAATCGACCCATTTTCACCCATAATCGACATGGGCTTTTCCATTAGACTGCTCAGAGGAGACCACACAAGTCAAGACTATTTCACCAATTTCCAGAACTCGGTCATATCCGATCTAAACCTAAAACTCGAAAAAGGAGTATTGAAGAAATGAAATACAAATACATCGCATGGCGTGCATTTCGAGATGTTAGAATTATCGACATCATATCAGAAACAGATCACTATGTTACGGATAGCAATGGACGAAAATATAAAAAGATTTCCGACGACAGATCTATATTCGACACATTCGAGGAAGCAAAGCAGTGGTTGCTGGACAAGGAAGAGGCAGACTTACGGAAAGCCACCGAGACCATTTCAAGTATAAAGGAACACATCAAACGCATTGAAGCACAGGACAAAACATCCGGAAAGTGGTAAAAAATATGACCAGTTATCTAGTTAAATACGTAATCAAAACCACTGCCATCGAGAAAAGCATCATCATTGCCGAGTTTAACCGGATAAAAAATGGAGGAGATTAAACATGTCAGAAGATATCGATTACAGGCTTTACAAGAAGATAAACGAAAAACCGGGATCAAGTATCCGTGAACTGGCAAACGAGATGAAGTGGCCAACAGTTGAGGTATTCAAATCGGTTTGTCGCTTGGAAAAGGATGGTTGGATCAAGTCCGAAAGAGACGGCAATCTTGTCAGAATAACACCTACCAAATGGCATGAGTTCCTGACACCTGAAGAGATCGAAGAGTTCAAGAACTATTTCGGTGATATAAAATGACCGAATTTGAGTTATCCTTCAAAGAGGTTCAAGCTATCAGTTTCGAGGTCATTCGCACAGTTTGTCTCGATGGCCTCGAACCAATCAATCGCAAGGACCTAATTCACAGGTGATTAAAATATGCCAGGAGATTTGGTAGTTGCCGATATACTGGCCAACGGAACCCCGGAGCTGTATTTTGATCCAAGAGTATGCACTGCCGATAGAATAGTCCAATATTTGAGAGGACTTGTTGATCAGTTGTACATGCTATATTACGACGGATACATAAGCCATTTCTTCTGGGAGGGGTGCCATGAGAGATCCCTGTATTGCAGAGTACCTTTCTTGTTGCCTTGTCCGCCAGAAGCTTTTGTAGAGTATTGCAAACTGGTTGATGCGTTCATAAAATACCTCAACGACAATCTTGCGATGGCTATCCGATGTGAGATAGCTCTCGGAGTTTTGGCTAAACATTATCGACTGACATATGAGGTCACGACGATCTCGAAAAAGACGGTTGATGTCTTTGCCAATAACGAGTTCGAAGCTAAGTACAATTCGCTTGACGAGATTTATTCAGATCCCGACGTGGCCGACTATGATTTGATTGGCATTGACACGGTCGAAGAGGAATTCGGGAGGCGGTGCGACTCCTGTGCGTGCGATCACAGATGCGAGGAGATTGAACAGGCCGCCGCATGGCTCCGAGATCATGAGCAAGACATTGCTGGAAAACTCTTTGAAAACGTTGAGCCAATGTACATAAGAGGGCATCCCGGTCATTTTCAACCGTTTATGATGGCCTGGTGCGCTATGAATGGAGGGATTTGATGAATAACTACTGGTCTATGGGCCTTCCTTCGGGCAAGGTTCCTGAATTTGATTTTCCGATGCTGAAGTTGAGTATGACTAATCTACAGAGCAGTACTGGGGGACAAATTCCCGGCAACTCCTCACTAGCACAGGACTACAGCGAGAATAGGGAATTGCCGAGTTATATGGAGCACCTTGTGGGCAAGATTGAGGTATGCACGCGGCCTAAAACTCATCTTGTCGGCGGTCAAGAACGCAGAGTACGTGGTAGTGGAACCTGGATCATAAACATGGTCGTTTGCGGTCGAGACAGGGTTCGCAAGGGATTTTCCGAGCCCATGGTGAGTCCGTTCATGCAGGACTTCTTTGCCATTAAGGAACCTAAATACGACGATGAGGAGATGACTTTTAAACTATGAGTGCGTCGGGCATGGTCATGTGCATATGCTGTGAAACTATGAAATCGGCAATTCATGCGTTGGTTGTTAGAAGCCGCAACGGTAGGTTGTGGATTGGTCGAGACATGGCTTATTATGAGTTGACGTATTGCCCGTTTTGTGGAAAGGAGGTTGGGGTATGAATTGGAAAGAGCGCGCTATTAGGCAGATCTTTTTCGAGTGTAAGAGATGTGGGACATGTTGCCAGGAACCGAAAATTGTTGACATATATCCCAGGGATGCGCTTAGAATTGCAAGAAGGTTTAGGATTTCGATGAGACTGGCGGCTAAACGTCATTTTATGAGGCATCCAAAGGATGATGAGAGGTTGACGTTGCGGAATGTGGCCCCATGCGAGTTTTATCAAAATGGATGTCGGATATATCGGAGTAGACCTTTGATTTGTAGGATGTATCCTTATTTGGCTGGGCCGACGATTTATTGTGAGACACCAACGGGTGAATTGCCTGAAATGGATGACCAGGACGTGATTATTAAGTTGGCAAAGGTGACTAACCTGCGCATACTTGAGATTGAGGATTATCTGAGGTATATTGGGGCATGGAAGGATGGGAGGTTCACGTCGTGATTTCAGAGGTAATTAATGGGGTTCTTGTGTTTGGACCTGATGATATGACAGAGGAAGAGTATCTGGCTTGGAGAACGAAGATGGTTGCTGAGACTGATTTGTATTGGGAGGAGTTGAGGATGAAGTATAGAAATGGTGGCAACGAACGTCGAATAATGAACAAAGTGCGCGACTGGTTGCGATTTATGAGAAATCGATTACGGTGGATATGATGTCAACGGATATTTATTTTTTAAAATCGATATCTGCTAAAATTTTTGAAATTTTTCGAAAATAATCCAATTTTCTATTATAGGGTCGAGGCTATGTAGATATTATTTGTAGTGGTGTTGATGGGGTTAGATTGTATTATGTGGGTTGTGGGTTCTGGTTGTTGTGGTGCATGGCGCTATGCTATTTGGTTTAGGGTTGGGTTGTGGTTTGGTTATGTTGGTGCATGTGATTCTGATACAATCTTTTTTCCCAACCGGAAAGTGACGTAGGAGCTTTCTGGTCCCTCCCCTCAATCCCCTCCACGGGAGGGGAAGGGTGCGCTAATGCGCACCAGTTCGGTCCTCTCTGTCTATTATTGTATATGTCTGGACATCATTGTACTAAAGTGTACACTCCATAAAATCCACGGGCATCAATGCTCGAAAATGCACACTGGTGCTCTCGCGGATGCGGCAATGTATAGATTCGGCCACTAGTGATGATATGGGGGTCATATGACCTTGATATGGGCGAACTGCTGGATATTGGGTCCGGTTTGTGCGTGCCGGGACATGGGTCATCCGCCATGTCCAGATATGTCCATCAGGCTGCACATATAACTCAAGACGGCTAGATATGTCCATTGTCGGACTAATGGAGACATGGATATCTTGGGCAGGATCTAGAGCCATATGCGGCAATGTGCATATATGGGCATTCTTCGATATCTGCCTACTCCATTCCCGGCCAATGGACATGTATGTACATCGATCATCCCGGCTCTGCATCAATGCGCATTCATGTACATTGGCATTCGGCAACCGCCCTTATCGCTTTATATCAGGATATCCCCTATAATAGTAAATTGAATTAATTTAATTTTAAAAATTTTCGTTTCATCTTTTTCATTTTTATTAATTTTCGAATATATCACACATATCCCACATATATCCCATATATCGCTATCAGTAGCCATCATCGACCGCATATATCCCATATAATCGATAACAGGCGGCAATATCTCCCCTATATATAGATATACGCGTGCGTACATGATATATACAGCCGCCAGTTGCCGATTTTTCCGCCTTTCGTCACCATCCCGCCACATTAAACCGATATCAAGCGACATTATCGCGGAAATCGACCACCCCAACCATCCTTTCCAATGTACAAATATGTACATCAACGTACAAGATATCACCATATCGATCACAGTAGGGCATAGTTGTTCAGCAAGGCTTATATGCTCAAGCCCTAAGATAGGTATTGTGCGAGGGCGGGAAACCTCCCAAACACCCAAACCCCAAAACCGGCATAGAGCAGGCAGGCCAAAACCGGCGATCTCTCCGAAGTCCGGGGAAATGAGATCTACATTGCTGGGCGGTGCAGGTTTCAAATCAGAATCAAAATCATCATGTATAGGCATTGTGACCACAGAATAACCAAGAGGTGATTAAGAGCAACTTCGGAGCAGGAAATACGGATATGGGCAATAGATGGCATCCCAGTCCCGATTTTTCCATCAGCCTCCAAAAGCCAAAAGCAATCAATCCGCGCAACAATGGTTAGCCGTCCTAGCCGCAAATCGGTATTCATTCCGTAGGCTGGGCTTAAAATCGAAGCGGAACTTCGATAAACGGCAATGGCTCCACCCAAAAGCCAGAAGCTCAAAGATCAGATCAACCCTTCGGAGTCAATCGGAGCAATGGATCAGTCCAGAGTGACGAGCCGAGGAAGGAAAAAATGATCACGATTGCAGATTCCCCTTTGCAATGCCGTCGAAAAAGAAACCCCTTCCACCTAACCGATTGACCAAACTCTGATACGGCCAAATCTGATCGATTCAGAGGATTTGACTAGCCCTGATGCGGCGATTAGTGTAAGCCGGGTTTCGAGACGCCATCTCACCAAAAACCCAGCCGAGCCATAGGGTAATTGCCAAAGATTCCCAAATGCCCTTACTTCTGATCTAGCTCGTATGCCCGAGTAGCCGACAGCGAAAGGGCCAGATACGAGCACCGGACCGATAACGACGATGAGCCCTTTGCACAGGGGAAGGCCAGGGCTCCGGCAAAGAAGCAGTGCAGGCATACTTCCGGTTCGATTCCGGACACTGCTATTGGCGGGATTGCTGAACTCCCTTCACAACCCGTCAACAGTGGGCGACACTTTTTCCATTGGCCTCCTAACCTTTGGGTGCGTCCACTGACCCCTAATTACCCTGATGAGGCAATCGACTCAGATTCCTCCAGGAAAGTAATAAAGGAGTGATACCAAATGAGCAAAATAAGCATACTTAGAAAAAAGGTAGTTGAAACTGTCGAAAAAATAGATGATGAGGCCATCTTAACCTCAATGCTGGTTTTTGCGAGCACCGCGACTCAGACCCCTGTCCAGATACCAGCCAAGACCAGAAAAACCAAGACCCCCAAGCCCGCCGCCGAGAAAACAAGCAGCAAATTGCTGATAGTTCGCTACGAGCACAAGGGAAAACCAATGGTTGCAGTGCAGACCGTGGGCGGCAAGCCTGATGAGGCCATTCTCACCAAACTCAGAGCCCTCAAAGAGGAGAAAAAACTTCGCTTCTACGTAAACGCACCTCAAAACCCGTTACCAGGAAACAATCCTTTCTGGGCCGGACCCTATGATGAGGCCATAGTTGAAGCATTCCCCAGCGCGAAGGTTGTGGCCTAAATGACCACAACAACTTGCGACGGAATCACCTATTACGAAGAATCGGGAGAGCTGATAGGCATCTCCGTGGAGGCAGAGGCATGAAGCAGATTGCCGGGCCTCTCTTCCAGTTTGACCTTGGCGAAAAATATCCAGTCCAACATGGCCTAAAAAAAGTCAGAACCCTTGAAGAGCATGCCCTGCGCCTAAGTACCGGCAAATTTGCCCCTATCAAGCCCTGGGAAGCCACAGTATTGCTGGAGATGGCTGATACGCCCGTATTTTATCAACTGGTAGATCATCTAGGAGGATTGTATGATTGATAAGTTATTGCCTCACGGATATATTTTTAACTTTGGAAATAAGCGAATATATGATCCAAATGGGCTTATAGAGGAGCCATTGACTGATGAAGACATAACCAACCATAACAAGAAACTTGCTCAATTAGAAGTAGAAAACGCTCTGAAAACAGGAAGAGCGGTATTCTATATAGGATATACCCAAAATCCAGATGATGCGTATCCTTGGATCAAACAATATCACGTAGGGACTTGGGACGGATCATATAGATGGAATGCTTATGTGAAAACCTCATGGCACAACTTTGCCGGAAAAGATGGCCGAAGAGATTGCTGGTTTAGCATAAACGGCCAGAGATGGCATGGTGTTAATATTGGAAACAGTGACATGGTGCACGCAAGACGTGTTAAGAACCGAGGCGATTGCTGATGAAAGTAAAAGACATCCCAGGAGATGCGATGTTCATCTCGGACAGCCAAGACGTATCCCAAATTCTGGCCGATTTTGGAATTGTTGATGACGACATTGGAGGCGTTTTCATAACAAAGGATGGAAAAGTCTACGGAATTTCAGGATCAGTAGCGTATCTTGAATATCATGTCTTTTATATCGGGCAAGATGCTAATTATGCATCCGATGAACAACTTGAAAACAGAATCTAGAATTTCGGTGATTTTCATGATACCAAAAACCAATAAATCGATAATGTGGAAACACGTAGGAGTAGAGGGAAAAAACGTGGACCTGGTAATAAAAAACGTATCCCCAGAAATAGCACTGCCTGAAATGGAAGTGATACCAAACATACATATCTTTTCGGCAATGTCGAAATGGACACAAGGAGTAGTAAGATTTGAATCAACCGAAGAAGCCATGAAAGCGGCCAGACAACTGGTCGCAAATGGCTGGAATTGGGAATGGGATTAAAATGATTACAGATGAGGCCAATAAACCCCATTTTATAGCAATGTCCGGAAGCTATGCCATTCTGGATGAGCACCTTAAGCAGGCATGGATCGAGGCAGCTAGGCAGGAGGTGGCCTAGATGACCGACATGAGCGATCTTATAGACCAATTTGTGGAGGACTGTATTGAGCGAAGAGAAGCAAGAGAGCAATCCAAGGACAGCGCGGAGGAGGTGGCCTGAGATGGATGAGGACAAACGGATAAAAGCGATATCGAGATATGCAAATATGTTGACATATTCGACAGATATACTACTTGTGGCCTTTAAAGACGATGCGGATATGACGGGAGAACTGACAGAAGTCGTAGACCGTTTATGCGAGATATTGGGTCTACTGGGAATAGGAAACATGGACGAAGCTGAAAGGCTGAATATAGAACTGGTGAAAAAGATAAAAAACCATGTCGACTGCCAATCGACAACATGAGGGAGGAACAACGATATGGAAAATACTGAAACAATCGAAGAGACCAACGCACAGCCAACAACCAAAATCGTCTACAGGGATATCAAAAATCCAGGAACCGCCGCCGTATTAAGCGCCCTGTGCACTGGCCTGGGCCAAATCTACAACGGCCAAATCGGAAAAGGTGTGGGCCTGATGGTGATTCAGGCAATAAACGTATTGCTGATGTTCGTCGTAATCGGACTGATTACCTTCCCGCTGGTCTGGTTATATGGAATATACGATGCATATCATTATCAGAAACAGTGAAGGAGAATCAAACGGGGTGTGACTCATGAATGATGAGAACTTTCTTGCGCAGAAAGAGGCTAGAGAAAGCGTATCAGACCCATGTGATAACTGCAAATTGAAGGAGTGCACTTTGTCAAAAATAGAAAACATGGTATATGAAGCCGAAAACCGTAAATATTTGGTCTAAACGTTGCTGGAAAATCCAGTATGCGTTGAAATAAGAATCAGGTGATAAAAAATGCCATACTACGTAAACTGCCAACATCAGTTCTATTCTGGTAGATATATAGTGGAAATAGCATATCCAGGAATCGATTATGCCGGTTCGGATATGCTCGCCACGGATTATCCAGGTGAAGGAGAATACGACGACCCAAGAGAAGCCTTGGACGCAGCGATCAAGGTCAGAGAGGCATTGCAGGCCGATCACCCTGATGAGGAAATAGGGATTGCGTTTGGCCATTTTGAAATGGTTGAAGGTGAACCACAGGATCTAGAAGAATTGAAAAAAGAAATCATGGAACATTATGCATCATTGCCAAAGTGCGACAGATGTGGAAAACTAAGAGATGACAAAGAATTTTTCGTGATATACGGAGATCCTGATTACGGAAAATTCTGTTCAGAATTCTGCGCAGAAGAAGCATTTACTGAGAACGAAGAACCAATGGAGGAGTCAACTACCCGCGACTGAAGTCGCGAGTATCCGCTGCCCCTGCACCCGAGGTTTTCATGAAGGAGAATCGAAATGATCTTTAAAGTTTACAAAGACGGAGAAGATACCGGCGTCTACATTGCCAATAAAAACAACGAAACCGCAATACGAGACTTAGACCGACACATATCGAAACTGGGAACAGATGAGTGGGAAAACGACTATAGATCAATCATATCAGAAATCAAATCAACACTAACCGGCATGGTTATCATCGAACTGAGAATGGAACACTTCGACATGCAAGAATCCGATGAAGTACAAGAGATTCACATATGGGAACTAGTGGAAGAAACGAAATAGCCGCCATGGATTACCCCGGTTCGACTACGGGAGCGGCAATCAGGAGGTATCTTGTGATGATGACGATTGAAGAGTTCATTGAAATGCATGGAATAAAAATGAAGGAATGCAACAAAATACATCAAAGCCCATATATGACAGATTTCAAAGGAGATCATTGGGAAATTGTGCTGCACATGCCGGGAAAAGGAATAAACGAGTTTGTGACATACTTTTCAAAAGGGATTGGTCACAAAGGAAAGAGACCAACAGTATCCGAAGTTCTAGACTGCATTGCATCAGATGCATCAGGATACGAAAATTCGAATAGTTTCGAAGACTGGGCCAACGATTATGGATATGATATTGATTTAAGAAGAGCAGAGACAATATATCACAATGTGAAAGCTGTGTCTTTGAACCTGAAAAATTTCTTGGGAAAAGAAGCTTACGAAACCTTGCTATGGGAAACGGAGAAAATCTAAAAAAGGATTCCGCAACCCTAGAGGCACAGAACACCCGATTGACAGAAAGATCGAAAAAGCGATACAACAACACGATAAATGAGGTGACGGCCATGGAAAAGGAGGCAAAATTGCGTATAGTTGATACATTCTTAAAATACGAAATTGATGATGACAGTTACATGTTAAACGACTACGGAAAGTTGTCAGATCACTGGGAAACAAATGCATTAAAACTTGGTCAACATTGGTTAATACCAATTCAAAAATGGCACGATCTAAAGGGAAAAGAACGTCGAGACGCATACCGATACGCAAACGAAGACAAAAAACGCGTCGAAGATTGGCTAGACAATAAATGGTACTACGTGAGAGCCATCATAAAAATTGACTTGGAAATACGGATAAACAAAGAACCCTTAAGCACCTCAATATATGAATCAGTGTGGGGAATCGAGAGTGATGATCCAGACATAGGCTGGTATCACAGAAATCTACTGAACGAAACCCGCAAAAGATTATCCAACATCGGATTCAGCATGCTGGAACTGGATACAGCATTCGAAAAGTATGCAAAGCTATCAGACAAAGAATTGCAATGGGAGGTAACATGATCCCAAACACAGATCCGAAAACAGGTATCAGATACGGGGTGATACCATTACACGATCTAGACCCCTGGTTCGCATACGAAGAATTTTATGATAACTCGGAAAACCTTGCAATAAAAGAAATCGAGCTTGAAATTGACGAATTGTTCGAACCAATAAAAGAGTTCGCAAAAGAACGAGAGTTAGACAAAGAAACAGACATTGAGGAGCTAAAAAACGCGATCAAGGAAGATGTATTTGAAAATTGGGATGAAAGCGAGGATTCGCTATTATACGAACACGATGGATACAAAATACAATTAATCGACCGTGACCTATTCATTGCCGAATCTCCATATGTTACTCTCGGACCCCTTTGTTCACCATGCGCGCCAGGAGCAGTTTATTTACCAAGTGCTGATGGTAAGCACGGACATATAGCTTATTGCCTGCCAGACGATTTTTTCGAGGATGGTAAGGCCCCGTATGAGTATATAACCATCGAAGAAGGATATAACAAACTGTGGAAACAGCTTTATCCCGAGGATAACATGCCATCACTGATTGCCGATATGAATGAACTGATACGTTTCCTAGACAAAAAGGAAACAGAGGAAACCGATCTAGACGTTTTACACTGGATCAGAAACTTGAGAACAAACGTCGTGCTTCTGATTAAATCGGCAGCAACTGATCCAAACGGTGACAAGGTAAAATTTTATCTGACTTCTGTAAGATTGCAGATAGGCATGGTCAACGAAATGAAGAGGAGAGAAGAAGATGAACAGAAGATATTTTCGGATAACCAGAATTGATAACAGCATATGTCTTTCGATAATGACACGGGAATCCAACCGAATATCAAGTACAGTATGCGCATCAATCTACATGTCAGACGACCGCGCAACACGATTCGCAATAGACCTACTTGACATCATAAATAAAAAGAAGCTGGAACGTGTTGAAAAGAGCAAATGATAAAAGCTCTGAGCAATCAGGAGGTCAAATATGATAACTTTTGACGAAGACGAGTTGGTAAGTATGATGGTTGCAGTACATAAACTATCTCACAAAGTCGAGTCAACAGTAACGACAGAATGGATTAATATGGTCATCTGCCATGCAAAAGTATTGGAGTACTGGTAACATGCACACAATACGTTTATTGATATTGGTTTGCCTGATTCCAACCTCGATGGCCGGCAATCTTGAGGAAATTGAAGAGCTGGTCAACTCTCATCATTTTGCCCAGCCCTGGGAAGAGGATGTTTTCGACTGTGCAGACATGGCCTCTGCCAATTGGCAGTTCTTCAAGGACCACGGATATAACCCTAAGATAGTGGTTCGAACTGATCCCGGCCCTGGAGATCATTGCTACATAATAATTCCAGTTGGAGAAGGATTGCTGGTGGGACTGGACACCTCGATAAGAATGGGGGCCAACCTTTCCAAGAATCTAGGGGCGATCAAAACGAATTTCGTATTCTACAGGTCATTTGACAACCCTGGGGAACTGGCACAAACAGATAGAAGCATTGCTGAGAATCGCAGGGGTCCATACCGGTTTCAAGGTGTTATCAATGAAAATTAGAAAAGTTCCGCCAGGAAACGCAAATTGGTATCATGGGGCCAAGTTTGATGTTGCGTTTGGGGATGTTTATACCCTGAATGCAATGGGGGACCGAACAAAAATCGACGTATTTATCAGGAACCGAACGAGCGGAGAGATCCAATACCGGGTAGGCAATGGCCGACAAATCGGCAACTTTCACCCGGTCTGGATCAGCTGGAACGGAGAAAAAGTAACGGTTGAAGAGATGTTGCGAGCCCAATGCCCATGAGATGCGTGCGGTTTACAGTTTCATTTGATCTGGATTACGTTGATGAGCGCACCGGGAGCAAAACAGCCAGGTTGCTCGGGCAACATTCCAATGACAAAGAGTTTATTCTGCAATTTTTGCGACAGGTTCCATCTAGAGTGAGTGTTGCAGAATGGGTAAAAGAATTGGAGGAGCGAGCATGAAGGTAATGGATGTTGAAAATCAGGTATCACACATAATCAGCAATCCTGGAGGATTTTGCAGGGGGCACATTGCGGAACCAACACAGGATACCATCAAAACGATTATGAGGATTCTACGAACCACTGGAAAGAATCCAAACAACCGGTTCTTTAGCGACGAATACGAGGAAAAATTGAGAGCGGCACTAAAGAATGTAATAAAAAGCATATGCGAATAAGAAAGGAGATAGATAAAAATGTTATCAAATGAGGACGCTGTAAAAGTATTTAGAGATGGACGTAGAGGAAACAGCAAAAACATTTTTCATGAAAACAGCAGAACGTTATATAGCTACGGATATCATTTCATCTTAGCAGTAAGATTAAACACCGGGGAGTATCTGATCAACGGGGATACTTATAGTTCATCAACATCAAGGCATACATCGTTGTGCATCAGACATTTGACTCCAAATGTGATAATCCCATTTTCGGCATTGAACCAGGTAACAACGGAGTACTCAGCTATCAAGATGGTTGACAGATCATCAGACATATACATTCCACGAATTCGACGAGATCCAAAAACAGGAGAAATAATTGAGTACAATGAACACAGGCTGGGGTCAGCCGTAATCGAGATAGAAGGTAAACACTACTTGTCATCAATTGATGCAGGTGCCAAAGATCGAGAAGGATATTTTTTGGTGGAATTGCCCGAGAATGTAACCTCGGTTGATGAGGCGTTTGATACTCTGTTTCCGGAAGATCTGGCCCGAGACGCACCGCATGTCAGACAAGGAGAATTTTTCTTCCATCCGTCCGGAGTAGAGACGAGAGAACTTTCGCGAGTAGAGCCTTTATATGAGTGGGGGTGGTATGATTACAATGTTCAACATGCTTATCAAACGAGGTTTGCAACAAAAGAACTTGCAGACAAACATCTGAGAAGACACATGGAATCATGGGGGCAGTTCGACGATAACTCTAGTAGAATGGTTCACAGATTCCCGATTAAAGACCAAAATAACCTGGCACGATATTTTCCGAATGCCGGAACAGGTCATGCGCACATAGTAACAGAAATCAGACAAAAAGATGGAGATATTTATGTCAGAGGAACAATTAGGCACCCTGAACATAAGATATTGGTATTAGGCAAAATTTGGCATCGCGTTTATGTGAACAGGGCCGTTAGGTCATTTTCGGCAAGTGGCAATGTTGATTGAGTTGACAAAAATGAAACTATACCAAGTCAGAATACGCGGAGGATGCAGTTCAACAGGCACGAATTATCACGAATCATATGTGGTAGCATCCTCGATTGATAGTGCTTATATGCAAGTAAGGGAATATCTAGATAGGAACGACCTGTGCTTCAATGACGAAAGAGAGCTGGAATCAATAACCCTGATTGCCGAGATGAGCAGATACCCGGCATGCAAAACAATGCTATTTATTGAGGGAAATAATATATGATCACTAGAATATCTTTGTCCAATCTGCCAGAATATGCTCTCGACAAAACAATTAAAAAATACACACATGTGCTAACAGAAGAATACCAAGTATGGACCTATTGTAGTATATGTGTCGAGATTGATAGCATATTATCAGGAGATGATGGGTGTGAAATTCTTTGTCCGTTATATCCATCCAGATGGTGCATGGATGATCCAGCAGACTCAAGATTATATCATCCGACCGATACCGATCTAAAGGATTATCTTTGGTGGGTAACGATTGAACTTGAGCTGATGAGAACCAAGTGTGAAAGACGTTGGGGTGGCGCGTGGTAACAGGTCCGAGCGTGGAGTCTTTTGTTGACGAATGCGGTTGGGAATCTGTTTTGGTAGCTCTGCAAGAAGAGGCAGCCCGGCAACTGGTCCTTTTCGGAGATCCAACCGCGCGAAAAGTATTTGACGTATTACAGGCATGCTTAGAGGAGGTTTGCCGGGACTGCTAACGGCGAGGTTTTCGGTCATGATTCAGCCGACCCTCCTTCCTCGCTGGCAGACATCCCGGCAGCCGGGAGATTTTTATCATGGATAAAATAATAATTCGTCAACGATGCTCACCTTTTAAAGCTTTCAAGGTGGGTGACTTCGATGAAGCCAATTTTCACATGGGGTATAAAAAGGCTGAGAAGTTGGTACAGGCTAAGAACAACTATCCGGGAGAGTATGCCATCGTTGTTGAGAAGCTTGACGACGACGAGGTTTTCGATCTCGGGTAGAAAGATATTTACCCTGGGAAAACGTTTGAACATGTGATCAACATGGGAATCATAGAAGATATCGCTGGGAGGGGCATCAACCGCGCCCTTCAAGTCGCTACCGCTAATGTGACTGATGAGAAGTATGCCGAGATGATTGAACTTCTATACGAAACAGGAGGTGCTATTCAGGATATTGCCGATATGCTGGCGGACAAAAAGCTCTCTGCCGAGGAGATTGACAAGCTGGCCAGAGAACTGTATGAAAACGCGGACGGCATTCAATTGGAGGCCGTGAAGTCTGCAATTGACAGAATCGTTGCTGGAATAGGTAGATAGATTAACACCATTGTTTTTTTTTGAGGGAACTTTTATGGATTTCGAAAAATTAATAGTTGCTTTGGTTGACGATGGAGTGCCCATTGCAAACTTACTGAGGCTAAACGAACAATCAACGTCAACCGTATCAGCAATCATCTCAATGCTGATGAAAGGAACCGCCACGACGCCGGAAGAACAACAGACCATGGTTGAAGATGCTCAGTCTACTTTGGAGATGTTGAAGATGGCAGATATCCTTACCGTGGATGGTGAAAAAGTCACTCCTGGCAAGGTATTTTCGGATTTCAAGGAATTTGCCAGTGACTTCTTCAATTTGGACAACACTATCATGCGATCGTTGAAGATCTCACGGCAGGAATTCGATGAGATCAAAAGAGAATATATGGAGGTCACAGGCAAGTCGAGACAGTTCGTTGATATTCTGACGGCTTGGTCTGACCTGCCTCCGGAGGCCAAACTTGGTATTGTGCGAGGTATTTTTGTCCAGCGCGGCATTATGGCCGCAATTGTCGGTAATGCTGTAAAGTCTCTCAGAAACGTGTCGAATCATTGTAATATGAGTGCGGAATGGCTGAGCCAATGGACGCAGGAATAGATGTCGAAGATAGGATGAGGAGATTCGCAAAATGCGATGGATCTCCTCAATCCATTTCGAAGGTGCTGTGTGAAGGTTTGACGGATCGCGAGCAGGAGGTACTTGCACTTGGAATCAGAGTTGGCAAGCATTCCGCTGCGGTTACGGTCATGCGCGAGATAAGGTCTGAAATAGGGGATCTCGTCGCGCAGAAAATCGATCCCCATATAAAGGTTCTGAAACGTCCGGTAAAAGCCTGTAACAACCAGGTTGCAGATGGTGGCGTTTTCAGATGCAAGAGAGGCGGCCTGTGTAATCCTACAGAATGTTCGTATTTTGAGCCACGGTCTAATTATGTCAAATGGCCGAAAACTTTTTAAGTCTCTTTTTTAAGCATTGGATGAGGGAACACAATGAGAGAAGATTTAGTCGATATAATCTCCAGGTATTCCGACGAGTTTGGTGTCACGGTAGAATTTACTGATACCGCCGCTAAGTTTGTTACGGATGATGGAGAAATTGTCCTTGAGGAAAAGGGCGGGGAAGCGAATCTCAAGAGAGTAGAACCTCTTGATGAAACGGATGATGACCAAATAATGCGCTTGTCGAAGATTCGGCGACATTTTTCGGGATATCTCAGAACATCTCTTGAGGCCAATAAAAAAACTTCCGAACCAGTTGCTGAACCAGAACCTCCAAAGAAGAAGGCCGGGCGGCCTCCGAAGTCAGAAAAAACAGAATTGCCGACTGAAGAGGAGGAACCCCAGAAACCAAGAAGAGCCCCCAGGGGCACGAAGGCCGCCGAAGATGCGGAAAGAGCTAAGAAAGCTCAGAATGACCCACCAGATGCCCCGGTCGAACAGCCTCCTGCTCCCACCGAAGATGAAGAGGAAGAATTGCCGGATCTTCGGCCTGAGTGTGATAAAACTGGCAAAGTTCTCCCGGAGATATACAAGCTAATGAAACTTCGAGGCAGTAAACAGGGACTTGAAGTTGTCGAGGAAAACCTCGATCATTTAGTTCTGAGAGGCGAGTTTGGCGATGCCGAGGTTCTTGCCAACGGAGAGATTTTGTCCGAGGTAGCGGGTTATATACGAATCCTTGGCGGGCAGCCTGTCAAAGAGCCTACTTCTCCGGTTGCCAAGACCGCGCCGGCCAAGGTTGCTGCTTCGTCTCCAACAAAGTCGGCCCCTGTGAAGGAAAGCATCTTTGACCAGATCATTGCTCATTTCGGGCCGGATCTCATGGAGGTCTTTGGAGAGACCGGGACAATGAAGTCGCAGGGAATGGTGGCGCTGGCCAAACAGTGTGCTGAGGCTGGTAGAAAAGTATATTATTTAGACACTGAAAATAATATATCGCCTCCAGATGTCGAAATGTTGAGAAATCTGGGAGTAAATTATCATTATACCCCGGTTCTCAAGGAGATTGACGAAATCTTCGACAAGAACATACCAGCAATCAAGGCCGATGTCATTATTGTGGACAGCGTTGGTATGCCAGTGTTGAGGAAGTTCTCGGCGATGAGCGCCCACGATAGAGGGAGCGCGCTTCTGGACATAATCAAGTGGTTGGGAGTATTGAAGGAGTGGACCTATCTCAACAAGTCCATAGCTTTCGTCACAAACCAGCCACAATCAGAGTTTGGCAAGTCCTCGTCCCAGGAAAAAGGCGATCATCGCATGCCATTTGGGGATAAGAGCAATTTTATTCCAGGAGCACTATTATTGTCCAAAAAGTCATTGGATTCCCCACAGGGTTCCAAAGCAGCGTTCCAAGTTTTTAGACTTCGAAGCCATGCCTGGGGAGAAAAGATATTCGAGGTAACCGTTGACAAGAACGGGCCTGCAATAAAGTTGGTGGTTTGATGAAGAAGAACGGAAAGAAGGTAAAAAAGGCTCCCGTTAAGAAGGAGCCTGTCAAAAAAGTAAAGACCGAGACGAAGAAGATTGAAGGGACCGAGAAAAGAAATTTCATCCTTTTGAGTTGGGATGCCAGTGAAATCGGCAAGTACACTGGCCGGGCACCTCGTCAGGCAGCTCTAAAGGCTGCAAATCGGGGGGTAGTTGATATCCTTCTTCGTGAGGCCGGAAAGAGAAAGGTCATAGTGCGCAAGAAAGAAAAGACAACTTACGTAAAGATCCACTATTTCAAGGGTGGGCGGGTTACTAGACCCAAGACAAAGTCTGATCCAGAGTGGATGAATGATCCCGTCTCAACTCCAACTGCTGTTAAGATGGGAAGTGTTTGGGTCCCGTTGCACGAAACTGCCCTGAAACTGGCTATAACGGGGACTAAATAATGAAAATAACAACCATAGTTGCTGGTCCGAAGCCTTTGATATTGACCTCTTCGGGAACGACTAAACGCACCTTCGAGGTAAAGTGCCAGGGCATGTACGAGAATGCGTTGGGTCGTTACAAGGCGACTCTGACCATTACAGGTCCTGATGAGGAACTAGCCGAGGAAATCCTGGATACCCTGGATCTCGGCGAAGAGTTCGAGTTAAAATGCATGCCCCCGAAAAAGGGGTAGGCATTTCTCTTTTTTTTCAAACCGCCGTATATCGATTATTTGCTATCGTATTAGTTCCGGCGCGGGAGCAAGTCCCCCGAACTCGCGGATTAGCCCGTCTAGGGCGTCGTCCCTGTTCCGGATCTTTTCTTTTACCTGGTAGGCCTGCCAGACCACGACCGCCTCGTCACTGAGAGTTATCAGTAATCTCTTCATAAAATCACCATTATTCGATCAAGTGTCGTGCGTCGCCAGCCCGTAGTTATGAGCCACCTTCATCCCGGTTGCCTTCGTCGCGGTGTAGGTGTATGTCATCCCGGCAAAAACGTTCCCGACTATAACCCCGTTCGCCATTCCGTTACCTTCGATGCATGTGGTGTCCAATATCAATAGATTGTTTGAGACTATCGGTTGATCGTGGTATGTGCCAGCCCCATCCTTGTCATAGTGGATGCCACGGGCGAACCCTTTTATGGCGTTGTCCGAAACTATCGAAAATTTGACCTGTTCCACTCCTCCTATATAAATACCGTCGCCGTTTGGTGCATCATAATTGAAAATCGAGTTCCCGGATATCGTTATGTACTGTATGACAGCCGTATCTGAATCGATTTTAATTCCCTTACCCGTGCCACAAATCGCAATGTAGTTGTCCTCTATCCTGGCCGGGTAGGCATTCACGAGGGTGATCGCATTTCCCGCCGAATTCGAGGTATCGACCATGCAGCCGATTATCTGTACATCGTCCACGGTATTCGCTTTTATCGGGTACTGACAGTTCTGGAAATTGGTGTCAGTGATTTTTAGGCCACAGTGTTCAGTTTTGTTGAGGCCGGTGGCGTTTAGCCCATTTTTCAAATCCCAAAAAACACTTGTTGTGACAGCGCCGTTGGTCATACCATAAGTTGAATTTCCGGTTATGAGGAGGCCCGTGGATGTGGCGGTGGTCGTGTTCTCCTCCTGAGAGAAATAACAATTTTTGACTGTGCCCAGTCTCCAATTGTATAATTCCAAAAGAGTGCTATTCCCATGTGCTAGGAAAGTCACTTTATCAAAGCATATACCATGAGTTCGCCCGGTGGTCTCTACGCCGTTGTTGTTGCCCAGTGTCTCGATTACCAGATCTTTCAGGATGTTATGAGGCGTTGCATACATCTTTATGTCGCCCGAGTCGTCGCCGTCTATGGTTATGAGCGGGTCGACAGTGCCGGAGAGCCCGGTTTGGTAGCCAGTTCCTACAAAAGCTATATCAGCAGTACTCGTAAGACTGGATGGCAGAACGAACTTGTTTTTCAGTAGGATGGTGCCGCCATCTGGCAAGTCGTTGATCGCAGCCTGGATAACGGTTGCATTATTGGCATTAGAGCCAATCCACGTACCATTAAACCATTGTGCATGTGCCTGCCCACCTGAATAATAACATGTTATGTCGTATGTGGGCATGCTTACGACCGCTTCACCAAACATTAATACATCAGAGTAACTATATAACGTTTTAGTAGTAGTTCCTGGCGCGGTCCCGGAGAACTTGATACCCTCGCCGCTCGGCAAGCTCTGTGACCAGTTCAGCCTATCCAGGCCGATCTTTGTAGCCGCGTCTGCGCAACTGCATAGCAACAGTAACATACACAACATCAAAATCAGTTTTTTCATCGCAAATCACCTCAATATTGATAATTAGTTCGAATCTTGTCACCAGGTATAAGCGGGGCAGCCATTGTTATCGTAATGCCAGACAGAATGTAGTCCTCACCAACTCCGACAGTCATATACTGGCCATTCAGGTAGAGCATAATCTGGCCACCTGTGGGGGTGTGAGCCAACGTAAAAGTAACGTTTGAGCCATCAATAACTCCAGTTGGAATCTCACTGAGGCTCCAGCGACAACCCAGCATGGCCTGTGTCTCGGCTAACGTTTTTTTTACGAATGTACCCGATCCCGAAGCTACCAGAAAATCATTTGCCGCCGTAGCCAGGATGTGCTTGAGGAAAGCGGTATCATCCAGTCCATCTAGCTTGTCTGCATTCAGGTTTGTAACTTTCGTGGTACTGGCTACTACGAAAGGAGCTGTCCCAGTAACCTGATCTGACTCAAAGGTTTGCGCTTTAATTCCATGTGAGCCTGCGTCCCAATCGGCTGTCAAAGCAACTGATCCGTCTGCCAAGACAACTGGCGCAGGAACCCACATGGCTCCATTCCAAGTGAGCACGTCTCCTGTATCCCGGCCAGATACGTCTACAGTATCACCGTCGATGATATTACTAGGGTGAATATTAGTATGATCATATACGGCCAGATGCTCGGTTAAATCAACACCACTCCCTATCAAAGTGTGGTCATACATTGCCAGGTGAACGGCCATTACAGCGTCTGCGTCTGATCCAGCAATACTTCCTGGATCTAGGTCCAAATCGGCAATGTCATCAACAGACCCGATCACGACTATTATCTCACCGTCTCCAAAAACATCATCAACATACTTCTTATTGACGGCATCGTAATCTTCCAGCGGGTCGCCAAGATCCATCAGTCGGTTGAAGAACAACGACTGATCGCCGTCCAAGGTTTTCCGGTCCCGGACACCTATTCTTTCTTGCCATTGCCAGGCAGATTGTCTAGCGGTTGGTCTTTTCATGCATATCACCTATATCACATTATTTAAGTATGTATCCAATATCCATTTTATCAATGTTATTCCAAGTCCGCCTGATACAAATGCAATTATTGCTGTCCATGCGGCTTTTTTACCTTGATCGGCGGCGTCGCATACCTTTATGGTTGTTGCTATTTCGTGCAATCCGGTCTGTACCTCAGCCATGCTGTCTTTCAAGGATCGGACATCTTCTTTTACATCATCATGACTTACTGTAAGCGATGCCAAAGCTGTAAAAATTATGGTTAAATCGCAGGGTACCGTTCCGGTAGCATGTGATTGAGTGGCATCTAAGTAAATCCCATCCAGCATCTCTCGCAGTGCCTTCAATTGACGTTCTTTGTCAGGGGGCATCTAGATCACCGGGTTGAACCCTGCGTTGAACTTAGTTCTACTGGCTATACCTCTAATGTTGTACGATTTTGTCAATATTTTACTGGGCGTTGCTGGTGCTCCAAATACACTATTTCCTGTGTGATGAATCTGGATGTCAACTTTTTCAGGAGTTGCTGATGCGTATTTTGCCATTACCATCGTCATGCCCTGTAATGGCACGTTTGGATTAACACCCTGAACATTTGGGGGTATGCTCCAAGGTATGTGAAAATAGGACATCTCATCACCAGTGGCTATTGTATAAATGACGATCCTGGTCCCAATTTCTGTTAATGTCCTGTTTAAGGATCGTATGGAATATGTATCGGGAGCGGTGTTGCTTGCATATACTACGCATATTCTACCATTAGAATCCGCTTGAATATTTGGAACCGTTCCGCCTGGACTTGGATTGCCTGCTTCTACTGTTATTCTTGGTCCGATCACCCCGTTTTTTATTTGCTTGATATATAACGGAAGTCTACTGACGTAATCAAATGGCCCGATATCATATGCGCAATAGACTTCATCATGTTTATTGATTAAAATATTTGACATGTAATGCAGCGCGTTTACATCACCGGCATCCGTATTCAATGCTACTTTGGGCTGCCATCCGGCAGATGTTTGCCGAATGTACCAAATATTGCCGAGATCCGGATTGACGGTATCACATTTAGCTATGGCCATTATATGACGATATCCCTGCGAATCGTAATCAAATGAATGATAAATATATCGATGAGTTATAGATCCATCTGTGGTCAATTGGTAAAGCGTTCCCAATGTTTCATCCGCATTTACCCCGCGTAGAAGAAGCTGGGGATAGTCAACGTCTGATGCATATCCGTCGCTTCCCCACATTATTTCGACAGAGTCGCCCATGGGAGTGGGTTGAATCATTGGGCATATTGTCATAACCCCGGTTGCTGTACTTATCGTTTGGACACTCCCAAATGTTTTTGTCGTGGCATTATATTTTCGATATTTTATCCTCTTGTCAGTGGTACTAAACTCTTCTCTCCATACGAAATGAAGATTTCCGTATGCATCTGCGCAAAACGATCCCTGTGTCTGTGGGTTGCCAGTTGATGAATCAATTCTATACCAGGTCCATGTTTTGCCGCCATCATCCGAATAGATATATACTTCTACAGGGACCAAAGTGCCTCCATACCGCATAGCAACGAATAACCCGATCCTACCTTCTGGTGATATGTATATATGTTTTCCGACAGTTGGGTATAAGGAATAACCTCCATATGTTCCGTCATATTCAACATCAGTTGCCACGGTTATAGACTGCACTCCCAGCCCGGTTGTTGCAATTTTAGTATCCTCATTCATTATTTCGCCAGGTGTTTTAAATACCCCGACGTCGCGCACTTTCCTAAAATCTTTCGAGCTTTCGAGCAGCATTATGTCTCGGCTGCTTATTGAGGAGGTGATACCTTCCAGCTTTGCCCAAGTTTGGACTCCGCTGATGCCAGATTTCTTTTCAACCCATTTACCCACCATCGATCCTATTGGATCGGCCATGACAGTGGCCATGAGCTGAGCTGGGTTTTTTTCCATGAGCGTTACCGGATGGATGTTGATGATCTGGTTGCGGGCCAGACCACCTACGTTGCCGATGTATCGCGTCTCGTCTATCCTGCGAGTTGATAACTTGTCCACCTTACCGGCGCTACGGGCGGCAACTACTCCCATTTTTATAGCCTCCTGGTAAATACATAATATGGTATAACAACCGGCTTCGTGGGAGTTTCCGAGAGTTGGAACGTTATCTTTGCATCTCCATCACATCTCCAGCCATTGATTTCAACATTGCGTTCTCCCACACACTGCCGGTATGACATTGCGTCCATATAAGACCGGGTATATCCAATACCAGTAAAGCCTTTGAACATCTTTACTTCAAGCGTACTCAGGAATGCGGCTGCATGGTCGAATCCACTGTGGCTGACTAAACCCAACTGAATATGCGTGGCTACGGGAACACTCGAACCGGCTGTTACAACATGAATACTTATGTAGTAGCAGCTAACGCCATTTACGGAAATTGCTGTCCAATTAGCAGGTGGCGCAAATGTGATCCGCCCATTCTCGTAGAAGGTCCTCCCGGCAACTCCTCCATTCGTGCCATCGGTGACAGCTAGAGCTGCCCAGGAAGCGCCGTTCCAATATAATACATTGAATTCATTGTCTATGTTGGAAACTCCGCCGTCCATATATACGTCCACATGATCAAATTTTTCAGATGCGCCTAAGATCACCGCATCATCAGCAGCAGGAACAGCTGGTAGTAAAACGGCCATACCAGTCGTCAAATCATTGCATTCTGATGTTATGTCATCATAGGTTGCGGGTGAGTCAAGCACCCATGCCTGGTTTATGTAGGCCTCGTCAAGATCTGCCCTTAGCACCAGCTCGTAAAGGTCTCCAGATATTTCATCCGTGAAGATCAGTTCAGATGGGGTTGTATCGCTCAGGGTTATTGACCCGCCTATTTTAGCCGGGTAAACTTCCGGGGTCGTTATGTGGTTTCGATATACAGCATCCCGGAAATGCGCCTGAAAAGCCTTGGTATCGTCGGTTGTTCCAGCTATCAGTTCGAAGTAATAATTCAGTAGTGGAACCGCGTTTGCCTTTAGATCAAATCGCTTGACACTGTTGACGTATATCACTAGGTGATCATTCAGTACATCAATCCTGAAATGTCTACGATACGCATCAAGGTTGCTGCGTGTTGCATCTGCCCCATTCACGGGAAAATGAACAACACTTTCGGCTCCTGCAATTTTGTACCTAAGCATTGCTGCGGATTGGTTTCCGGCGTTGATTTCTGCACCGAGAACAAACCAATTATCGTCGTCTACCCACAATCTGATACCCGAAATTTGGTTATTGCTGGCAGGATCAAATGCATATAGGCTCATGATAACTTCAAACGACATCTGAGTTCCGAATCTCTGATTGGCCTGAAGATAAGATATGCCAGTGCCGCCGCCTACGCCATGCGCAGCAACCATCCAGCCAGCTGATCGGGTAAACGTCGTTCCATTGATAACAGGATCTTTCCAAAGATCAGAATCGCTATAAAAGCTATCATTGGCCACTATCGAGCTGGGCAGGGCATTGAAAGGTTCAATTCCTGTTATCATCTTCGATCTCCTCCTCTATTTTGATAGGAACTGGAACAGCATCTAAAATTCCCAGCAACTCACCGGGTTTGCCTTTTTCGGTGTTTCTAAATTTTTTCATGTTAAGCCTCCGAACCTCGGCAAGCTGCCAACAACTCCGCGCCATATATGTGGCCCGGCCAATGGGTGTCTATCGCGATTTGTTCCGCAAAATATTATGGAATCGGCAACATTGTCTCCGTTGCTGTCTGCATGCCAGACGACACCTCCTGTAGAATATCCAAAGAAATTACTGTCGATGTTAATTGCAGACTCAGGATATTCGTGGGTGTCGTAAATATCATACGAGGTATTCTCTGCGAAGTTGTTGTGGATTATAGAATCTCCTTCGATATCGGTTGGACCTCCGGGCGGATAATAGTAGATTCCAACGTAATTATCAAGGATATCATTTTCAGTGATTAGCGATCTCTGTGCATTTATGTGCCGACCAATACCATATCCATTGTTGGCTCCGCCGTCACCTACTCCGCTCCCCCATTTAGTAATGTAATTGTTATGGATCTTGCTGGATATTGTGTCATCGCCGATAAAAACACCTATTCCATCTACCTTATATCCGCCATCAATGTAGCAGTCATGCACATCAGCGTAATCAGCATCATCGAGCCATATTCCCCAACAACCATCGCTATTTCCGAGGATGGATAGATCATGGATTTTATGATTTAATCCCTTGAGATATAGCGCGGTGTTATGGGTATCTCCTGGTGCGACTGCCCCAGCAATTATTTCCATATTAAAGATCTCGACGTTGTTTGAATTGATCTCGATTGGAATACCCGATGCTGGGGAAATAGTTGTTCTGTTTGCACCAAGACGATCTCGGCCTTCAATTATCAACCCTTCGTATCCAGTCGGAATCACGATGTTTTCGGTGTAGTTTCCCGGAGCGACCCGTATTTTCCAGCCGGAGCTACCAGAACCAATTGCCCCCGTTATGGTCTTTTTTGGAGATGTTGCTGATAAACCATCGTTATCATCAGAAGCTCCGGGAAACGCTTGATCTACAAACAAGGTTCCGCCAGAATCTCTGCTTAAGTAGAGACTGTCAATATCAGCTCGTATTGTGGTTATAAATAACGATGGCATTTTAAGCCTCCATCAATTCTATCAGTTCTTCTTCGGTCCATACACCAGGAGAGGCATTTATTGAGAACGTGGTGGCTGCATTATCGGAGTACAGACTGATAACTCCGACGTAAACAGCTTCTTCAGCGGGATATCCTTTACCTTGGCCAGAATCAATTCCATCTACAACCGACACGTCACGGCCATTCGAAGAGATCTGATAATACAAGATCCCAGGGCCATGGTTCATGATGGTGATGGCTTTTGCAGGTACTCCCAGGCCGGCCAGACCATCTTCTCCATTCATTATATCGTACCTTTTGAGGCCCGCTTCGCCAACACCGCCGCATTGTTGACGAAAAACGGCAAAAGGAACATGCCTGTACTTAAGCATGATTCCCTCCTTACATCTCGCCTATATAAATCAGGTCATTAAGCTGATGCTTCTCGATCAGTGCGTTGGCCGCAGCCTGTTCAACATCCGTTGCGTAGGCGATGCCCCATTTTTGATGATCAATGATCGTCATCTTTCGGAGACCGTATCGAACCCTTAGCCGGAGGTTGGCTGCCACCGCATTAACGGCATGGTTGTTGATAATCTCAACTTGGAACTTTTGGCAAGCCGGGATATACATCCTCATATCAACATCAGGTAATCCCAGACCACCTGAAGGCATGCAGGCAGCATCCATTCTGACATAATTTGTCAAATCGTCCCGGCTGATGAAAATATGGCAGGCATCGTATGGATCTAAGGCTCCTGCACTTAGATTGTTTCTGACCTGGGTGGCATCTACCCCGACGCCGAGGATCACGGCTACATATCCTGGGGGAACTCTGATCCAGGCTCCAGATAAAACATGAGATCCGCCATTTGCGGGTAGACCGGGGATCTGTCTGGATATCTCTTTAACTTCCTCAAACTGTTCCTCAACCGAGGGGTTCAGAAGGTCCTGGTGAACAGGAAGAGATCCTATCAAGGCTCGTTCGATCAGGTTCGCAGTATCATAGATTCGGGTTTTGGCGGCATCGTCAAGCCTGCTCTCGATCATGTTTAGAGCCACTTCGGGGTCTTTGACACCCCATCTGTAGAGGTCCAGCATGTTGTAATTCCGGACCACTACGTGATATCTGGTAGTGATGTCTGCCTCAGCCCCACCTATACTTCTCTGCCTGATATATGCATAGGAGCTGGCCCTGGTCTTATTGTAGATTGCAGGAGAGTCCTCGTTCCAGACACCGGCCTGCGCTGCTGAATATAACCTTAGAGCTTCGTCTGATTTGTCGGTGGCGATGAGAGTTTCAATTGGATTGGCAGCGGGTCTCGTGGAGACTACATTTCGAATCTCAATCAATCTTTTGCCAAAGTTCTCGTATCGAGCGACTTCTATGCTGTTGACAGGTACATTGACCCGGAATACTTCCGGGAGTACTTCGGTTGGATACCTGGCGTATGCCAGGTTCAAGAATGCTGTCATAATAATCATTTATGGGAGATTAATATAAAAACAAATGCGGAACAAAGTAGTACAATGTTCAATCAGGTTATTTTTATTTAATGGCCTTGTTCAACAATGTTATATATTAGGAATATAGTGGTATTATTCATGCCAATATTTAGAACTGTCAAGGCGATCCCAAGTGGAGGATCTAAGAGAATAACATTGCCCGCCGCATGGACGAAACAACATGGTGTAAAAACAGGAGATGATCTGCAATTGTTGGATCATGGGGTTTTGATAGTATTTCCACCAAAGCTAAACAGCAACTTAGACATAGATGCTCTCATGAGAGACATAAGAGCAACTTTATTTAATTTTGTTAAAAAATAAGGGGATATAATCCCCTCTAATTGCTGCAAGTTGGATCTTCATCGGGAGATGTGTAATACACATACAGAACGGGATTCTGGTTATATGCAGAATCGATTGCTTCTGACAGTGCGAAATACACATCGTCCTGAATGAACTGATCTACCTGGCGAGCCTCAGTTTTTGTGGCCAACCGAACGGCTCTGAAGTCGTCCAGATGAATCTCGCATGCTCCGATGTCAACAGTGTACTTCAGACCCAATGAGATGATAGCAGTGTCAAGCTGTGGATTCAGAAGTGCTGCCCTGACATGGGTCCAGGTATTCGCGACGAGAGCCGGTACATTGAGGGTTTCCAATGGGCTGACACATTTGGCGGTATCATCCAGCAGAATCTGAAGATCTCCGGCGGCTGTTGCAACACTGGATTTAATCCAAAACTCAATGTGAGTAAACTTGGGCAACGCAGTACCAGGAGCTACTACCTCAGTCAGGATCGTGCCTGCAACCCCGGCAGCAGTGATGGCAACCTTCACGGAGCTGGTCCCGACCTTGTAATCTACATTGTCAAGGCTGACAGTGTAGTTCGCGGGTACATCTTCGTCCCATGCATCTTCGCAGTCATCGATAACTAGCGAGTCGTGGACCATGAGCGCATTTAGGAGAACGCCCTTCCCGTCAGTGACCGCTGGAGTTGCACCTACATAAATATCCCGGATGGGCTTTGAACCGGGGGGCAATCTGACCCAATAATCAGAAATGCCCTGCACCGTGGATAGACCCACGGAACTAATTGGAACTATTGCAAACATTTTTTGTCACCTGCCTATTGTAACGTGTATTCATATCCCCAGAGAGCTATTTCGAATCCTCTGACACCAGCCGCCCAAGCGGGAATTGATACACCGTTATCGGTTACCTTTACAGATCCGATTCCCTTCATGAGGGTATATGCACGAGGCAACTCAGTTGGTCCTCCACGTCTGATATCTGCAACCAGAGATTGCTGTGGCATTACAAACGGGTTGTCGTTTGGTTCACAGTTAAAGATCATCGGGTAGCGGCTGTTGCCGTTATCAAACTTCACCTGGAACATATTTCCATGGGGAATTACGCCAACATGAGTAAACCTGTAAAACTTCTTTTCAGTTGCCGTCCACCTGAAATTCTGGAATGGCACCTGGACATACTGACCATCACGCACCATTTCCATTTCCTGGTTGGGGGTGGTTGGCTGGTTATTCTTGGTGTATGTGATAATCCTCTTGATCTGGGGGTCATCGGCATTCAGACCCATATTCAGGCTGGACCACCAATCCATTGTTGCTGGGACCGATCTATCAATTACCTGCGGAGCAATGACATCAGAAATCTCAAGATCTCCCAAGACCTCATACTGCCTGATCTGGTTATTGGCAGCAGCGGCGGCTACCTCAGCAACTGGGGATGATCTCAGCGCGTTCAGCATCTGATCTGCACCCTTCGCGAAGGCGATGTGAGCTTTGATCTCAAGATCAGAATTTATGACTGCATCGCCACCGTGGGCAACCGTGGGAAACTCGATCTTGAAGTTCAGGTTGTCACTTGGTCCCATCTTTATAGATGTGGTATTTGCGCCGCCACCCATCAGAAGAGCCTTGCCAAAGTTGATGCAGGCTAGACGATCCCTGAACGGGTAACTCGGGTCATTGGGTCCATCGCGAAGAGCTGGAGCCATATGCTCATTGATAGAAATATTCTCGCCGATATCATTACCACTGATAACCGGAACAATCCTCTTGATAGGAACACGCCGCCCGAAGGCATCCACACCGCCTATGACCTCCAAGCCTTCCAGCTCGGCAACCATGTCAGGGGCCAGTTCCCAGGGCTTGCTATATCTTTCCAGGCCGTGCTCCCATACATATGCCGGGTCGTCCCCGCATTGAATAGATGCTCCGGCTGTAGTACCCACTACGGAAAATGGATACTTAAAATTCAAAGTCATTCTTCCGAAACCTTTTACCATGTGTTTCATCCTGGTCAACCAATTGACCGATAAATAAAACAAGTTTTTTATATATAAGTGTTTTTCGTCATTTTACAAAAGGTATATATCCTAAAAGCCCAATTACCCAATATGAGAATAACATTTGAAATACCAGATGACATGGGATTGGAGTTTCACCAGCGATGCATTACGAAGAAAAAAAAGATGAGCGTGGAGTTAAGGATCATGGTGGATTCCTGGCTTAGAGCCAACCCGGAAATGCCCAAACAAAAAATGAAACTGGCCCTAGAGTAGTCGCTGAATAGCAGTAGCAGCTCGTCCGGCCATAACCTTGGCTTGCTGCAAGTCTCCATTATTGGCGAAATACAACGCGGTCTGTAGCTCACTAATACGGAGCCCATTTGCAGCAACTGTTTCATTTGCTCTTTTTATATCTGAAGCGGATATATTTTTACTCCGCAGCAATGCCGTTATTTGATTTATAGCAGTTTTATCCATGGTAATCAGTCGATTGCTCGGCCTCCTCCACGTTGCAGAGGGGCTATTGATGCTCTTCCTGCAAATTTGGCATTTGCCACTGCTGATCCACTAACCTCGAACCCATGTTCCTTCGCGAGCTGACCAAAATTCTTGACCGTGCCGGATGCGAGAGCACCAAGAATGTTTTTCTTATCTTTATCAAGAGCCTCCTTAATGGCCAGCACATTTTGCTGGAAGGCTGGAATATCTGTTGGGCAGACCTTATATTCGCTAACAACGTCTTCAGATATCTTTCTCCAAGCATCCTGTGTGCCACCCTCTGATGCCCACCCAGCAGCAATCGAAGATAATCCAGACACCCCGATCTTCAACAGGGCTTCTCCCAACGGCTGACAAAAAATCTTCGAAAACACATCAACGGCTGTTGGTATTACACTTGGAGTAATGACATCCCCAAGGTCAAGCTTTTTCGGGGAACCCACTGGCCTCTGATACTCCTGGATAACCGGAAGTTTGCTAACAAGTTCTTCACCCGCGTTCCGGGCCTGGCAATAAGAACATGTCTGGCCAATGTTTCCTAGTGTTGGTATTGCTAGGATGTCATCATCAGTATATGCATTGGCATCATAAAGAACCTCAAACGGAACGAATTTTCGGGTTGCCGGGTTCTTAGCCAATTGCAGATATGTAAGAGGTCTCTTGTTTGCATCAAAAGACAACGGTTGTCGATAATCCTCCAACGCATATTCATCAAGCCCCACTCCTTCCGGAACCTCGTAAACCCGGAAAGGTTGGTCAACCAGACCGTATTTGTCGTCTGTTATATTCCTGATCTCAAGTGCCATTTCTAATCTCCTTAATTAGCTTCGATATTATATCACCCGCATGCGTCACCTTTTTAGGAGACGACGCCACGGCAATTATGAACTTGGGATATAGTGTTTCCATCACATTAAATATCCTTCCGGCTATTTCAGGATTTTCTTCTAGTGGTATATCCTGAATGGCATCTTGGAGAATAGGCCTCGCAACTTCCCATATATTCATAGACTTTATATATTTCACAGTGTGGTCTGCACCCATTACCATTGATTGTTGAAAAGCTGCTTTGATGGTCATTTCGTCTGGAAAATCATCAGCCGTGCTAAGGTGTACTGCAATGATTTGATCTAATTGTTCCAAACTCATTGCACAGCACCTGCCAACTTTTTCACCGACTCGCTGGAATCTTTCACATCTTTTGATCCGTTCTTGGAAAGCAACTGTTGACCAACTGCCACGGCTATTGTTTTAATCAACTCTTGCTGAGATTGTGCCTGGGCCTGTTTTGCTCTGGAGGCTTCTATCTGGGCCTCTGCAATCTTGTCTTCTCGTTCTCTGGCTAATTTCAGTTGTTCCATTCTATATTCATGGTCATTAGCCAGTTGAAGATCGGTGGAATCCCCCACCCTGAGATCAGCCCCAGCCTCTTTAGCCTGTTTTATAATATCGTTAATATTCATTTGGAAGCGACTGCTTTGCTGCAATTGCGCCTCCATGGATTTCACTTTCGCTTCAAGAGCCTGGTTTTGGATATCCAGATTCTTCTGAGTAAGTTCCAAGATCTTGGATTCAAGCATGCCAGAACTGTCTCCACCGCTCTTTTTAGCATCAACCAGTTCTTTGATCATTGCCCGATTGGTGTCCAACTCACTCTTTAACATCTCGATCTGAAGCTTATATGCCTCAACCATGGGATCTGGACCTGTCTCTCGGACTTCTCCACGGGCTTCTCGAAGCTCCTCAACACGCCTTCGGTGTTGATCTTCAAGATATTGCTGCTGCTGTCGCCATTCCTCAGACTTCTTCTGCTCCAACTGCATGCTCATCGTCATAAGACCCATCATACCTTGCATCATATCTGCAAAAGACATGGGTTGCTGCGTTTGTGTCTGAGTTGCAGCCACTGGTTGTGCAGTTGGGGTTCTCTGCATAAAAGCATTTATTAGACTATTGCCGCTGGGCATACCCAGTGATTGCCGTATGAAAGCCTCACGTTGTTCCTCGGGAAGAGCACTCGCAATCTCGCGAATATCTGCTGCCGTAAATCCTGCGGGCAGTGAGCGAAATCCCTGGTTTGTTGGTGGAGTTGTTTTGCTTTTCATGTCAGCATATTCTTCTTCAGCTTCTCTTTTTGCTTCTAGGGCGGCCTTTTTAGCATTTGTTGCGGCGGCTTTTAATAAATCAGTTTTTGCAGATTGCGTTAAAATAGCATTGGCCTCTTTTAGCAATCTAGCTGTTTCGTTATCATCTGTCTGCACGTCAATCTTAGAAGCATCATTGGCCTGTCTCACCGATTCAGTAGCTATTTCATCGGAAGATGGCCTTCCTGGTTTCTTTGCCATGCTAAACTACGCGTGAGGAAAAGTATATAAATCATTTGTTGCTAGTTTACGCGTATAATGTGGGCTAATGTAGACCGCCGATCGAATACGCTGATGTTAAGAGGCAGCGCCCCGGCTGAACTACTGGATGATCTTTTTGAGGCTTCTGAGTTCGCAGCAAGACTCCGACTAAGCAAAAAAGACGGTGAGTGGGCTTACATATCATTCTGTGTCAAGTTCACAACGGAGGAGCTATTGAAACTGAAAAGACAGATGGAGGAGCCGGATGCCACAGCATGAGATACATTACAACATAGACGATATTCTTATCGGCAGAAAATTTCCACATGTTCATCAAATGATGGACATAATGAGCAAAGAGGGGCCTAACCACAGAAGGTTTTTTCACGACGACAATGTTGTGGACGATATGCTAATAGCGACCGGAGATTTCGCGGCTGCTTGGTCCGCCAGGTATCATCTGATTGCTGATCGTATTATCCGAGATGGGGAAGTCCCGCAAGAATTGCCTGGCAACGTAAGGCAGGAGGCCATCATTGCCGAACTACTGGATCTGATGGCAAGAGGCGAAGTAGAACTGGTGGTATTCCCAGACTCCGTATTAGCAAGGCTTGTAAGTTCTATCAACAACGGGGCCGCTGCTTTGGTCGGGTCAGAAATACTACCCCCATTAAAGAAGAATTATTATATAAAAAGGTAAAAGGTGATACTATGTCAGAAGCTGTAGACCCTGGTGTAGCCGCTACATCCGAACCAAAAGAAGAGAAGCCCTGTGTACAATGTTTAGTTCCAGAAATCATGACCGCCTGGAACTCTGCCCGAGGTGCATGCGAGTTTGTCCCAGACGAAAAGGGACGAGAAGAATGTCGCAAAGAATTGGAGGAGATAGCTAAAGACGTTAAATCAATAAAGAAGGGATCTGAAGTTATATACAAGGCAATAAAATCATCAAGTAATCCGGCTGCCTTTATCCAGGCCCAGATCGAGTTTGCCAAGACTCACAATGCAGCAAACACAGAAGCCATACTAAAATGGGCTGACGAAATGGAAAAAGCTGGGAAAGAAATCCCAGAAGACATTGCCAAGATAGTTAAATTCTATCGCATACAGGCAGGTTCTCAGATATGAACAAAGTCCAGGAACTAATTGATTTTGCCAAAGACAATGGAATCTTCATTCATGGCAGAACATCCCCACAGGAATGGGAAGAATTGCTGAAGGAGAGCGGCGGGAGATGTCCCTGTGGGCATGCTGAGTCTTGTCCTTGCGAATTGGCTTTAGAAAAAATACGAAGTGCATCGGAGCCAGCCGATCAGATGTGCGGATGCGTGTTTTACGTATCTAGTGCATATCTGAATCATTATAAAACCAAGCCTTGGAACGGTGAATCGTCAACAATACCTTTTGATACTCAGACCTCGCCAGTTGTCAATAAGACCAAACCCGCCAAGGAAGAACCAGTGTCATATCAAAAAACACGGGACGTGCCTGCTGATGTTGAGGAGAAATTCATAAAATCTGCTGGGACATATATAGATGGTCTAAAACTGATTGAGAACGGCGAGATCGACAAGTTTGTGGATAGCATCAGAATGGAAGAAGCCACCAATCCATGTGATCTTTGTAAAGGAGATGCTGATGTAGTGGCATCACATGGCGATTATGTTAGAGCCTTGTGTCAACACGGGTCGCCGGAATGTGAGTCAGAGGCCAAAAAACTTGTCATCCGCACCATGGGGGTTATTGATGAAAACTTCATGAGTGCCGGTTATGATAAAGTAAAACAAAATAACCCAGCAACTGAAGAAACAAAGAAAAGCGGTAAGAAAAACGCATGGATCGAGTTTAGCTCGAAGATCATGACAGATCCATTTCTTGATGGCATGCCGCAAAAGAATAAGATGAAGATTGCCGCAGCACTATATCGTGGAGAATATGATTCAATCGAAGCTGCAAAGGAGGCGCTGAAAAATGAGTAGAATACGAAGAATAATATTCGGAGAACCTGAGACCAAAAAACAGTGGACCGTGTGGTATTATGACAATAGCATATCGTCCAGAATATTAAAGTTTCTCTTCGGAACTCGTGGTTGTTACAGAGTTGACGCGGATAACATTAGCTATCATATGTCCGCGACTGGGTTCTTTCTAATGTATAATGAAGAAGCCGATGGATCAGAATATATATGGACATTGCAGATAGAAAAGTACAGGATGAATTTCGGGTACAAGCAAAGTCAACATGAAATGGAAATGAAATACGAAGAACTGAAAAAAGAAAACATTGCAGCATATGCAGAAGAGCTTGCCAAGGTCGTCCCTACGAACCAGATACCGACACAAGGTAACATGTTTGGATGATAAATCATGTTCGAGGTTGAGTTGGATATAGAAGTCAAAAATATGCCAAAAAGACGACGAGCAATGTTATATATGCTCGACAATCCGAGAGGATATGGCTTCTATGCAACTCAACTGGCTCGAGATCTCTGCAACACACTGAGAGAAAATGGACATCCGATATGCGCATACGCCATAACCTTGAGATTGTCGGGTGTTCGAGTTCGTATGATTGGTTCGGAGGTAATTGTCATAAATGACCAGAAATTGGAGTCTGAATCAAGCGGATGTTAGAGCCATCGAGATCCTGGAAAAAGGTGAACCCAGGTCACTAACAGAACTGGTCCAGGAAATCTATGGGATTGAATCTGACGCAGATCGACATCGGAAGATAAACGCTTTCAAGAAGCATCTTGATCGCCTGGTTGCAGATGGATTTTTGTCAACCAGCCAGTCGAAAAATGATATGAATCGGCTAGTCACGGTCTATTCCATATCTGAAAATGTTATCATTGGAAAGGGAGGCTTGCTCATAGTAAATGACTATGGTATGGACTTCACAGAACTGGGAAAAATGATAAAAGTGGTGAAAGAAGATGGTAAGGACCTGGTTCTGCCACTTACCATTTAGATTTTTTCTAATGGGTCAAACATCACCGTTATTGTTCTTCCAGCAACAGGGATAACCTGCTCTGTTTTTGAGGTATAGCCTTCTTTCACCGCTGTTATGTTTAGCAACTCGTTGGCAACTTCCTTCAACCCGATTATTGGGGCAACTCCTTGCGGCATGTCGTTTATGATAATATCGCAGTCCTGTGGCGTTGTGAATATATTTATATTGCCAGTTGCTGTTGGAATCGGCGATAATGTTCGATAGATCTCATTCTTACCACGAGCCACGTTTATGGTCTCATGGTGGGAACTGCAACCATCAGCAACTATGGCTATGGCATGTTCTCCTGGGGTCATATCCCAATGATCAGGAGTTATACGATGGGTATCCTGGCCATCGACGAATATCATGGCGTGGGTAGGCTTGGACTTGAACTCGACCCTAACCAATGTCGGCAGCTCGGCAATCTTGCACTTTTCATACGCCGCTTTGATTTCGTCATGATCTATGTACATGTTTCTCCCTTTATTGTTGGGGCTTGATAGACATTCGTTAACCATTATATAATTTACAAAAATGTCTTTCCAGTCATCGCGACGATACAGCTCTTCTTCATCACCATTGCCGATATATACCGCACCCAGGACTCTGCGATACATTTCCATCGGAGAGTGGGGATCAAAATACACTGTAACCATTTTGCCGAGGACCAGCTCTTTCATTCGCGCAGTTGCAGGTCCCGACCCACTGTACGTCCCTTTTTCAGCCGAGTCGATCCCGGCAAGCCTGACCTCTTTTCCATTTACGAAAATGGTGTCGCCATCATCGACCTTGTCACAAATACCAACGATCCTGCCTTTATCTAGTTCCTCTTGAACCAGCGCGGGCGGCTTCGCAACATCAGCATACGCATCGTAATACTTCATGTATGCATCATAATATTGATAATATGATGAATTCAGAGGAAACCCGTTTTCGTCAAGGTATTTTTTAAATTCGTTGAGGTCCGACTTAATGGCCTCGTAATGGGGAAGAATACCTTCATATACCATTAAAGGATTGTAATGTTGATCATTAAACCAAGTTACTCTAGTCCGGACGGCAGCATCAAACTGCCAAAAGTTTGTCTGGACTCGTGTCAACCATTGGCGAGCCTTGGCATCGACAGGAGATTCAATTGCCAATAGGTCTGTCGGTGTTTGAATCAAGCTTATTTCTTCTTCCGCCATCCTCGTCACCCCCTGGGAACTTTAACAACGGAGACTCCAGTTCCTGTATCAATCCACAACTTACTCTTATCTGCATGATGACTGCTTCAGTGTCCAAGATATAAATCATTGAGCATTTATTGTTGTGACATCCTCCCGGCCTGAAGACCAGGGCTTCCTACTTCTACGATCCGCTGAATGCAGTATCTCCATAGGCTCTTCCCCTCAGCCCGAGGGTGCGAATGTTTAGGCTGGCATTGATGTCCCTATCCATCTCTAGCCCACATTTAGGGCAAAGATGAACTCGGTCTGCCAGCGTTTTAGGACGAACTCAGGGCTAATCCCCGCTTTTTCAAAGGCGGGATACAGCCCGTGCTTACTGACCAACAACCATATTAGGTAGCAATACATATTAACTGATAATGCCTAAAGTGTTTCGTTATAGATTGAAGCCCACAAAGTCGCAAGTTGCAATATTAAATAGGCAACTTGATCTATGTAGGTGGGTCTACAACGAGACGCTTGCTCTACGGAAGAATGCGTGGGAGAATGAAGATCGATCTATAAGCTACTTTGAATCTAAGAGGATGCTGCCTATCTGGAAAGAATCCAAACCTGAGCTATCGGAAGTCTATTCTCAGGTTCTTCAGGAAGCTGTTCAAAGGGTAGACCTGGCTTTCAAAGCGTTCTTCCGAAGGGTCAAGGCAGGAGAAAACCCAGGATATCCAAGGTTCAAAGGCATAAATTGGTATGACAGCTTAACTTATCCTCAAAGCGGTTTTGCATTCGAGGATAACGTTTTGCATCTCTCTAAAATCGGAGATATTAAGGTCTGGTTGCATAGGAAAGTTGAAGGAACCATTAAGAGGCTGACCATAAGAAGATCATCTACCAAAAAATGGTATGTCTCGTTCTTAGTAGAAGATGCACCAAATGACGCAGTACCAGATTCCGAGAAAGCGGTAGGCATAGACGTGGGAATATCCAATTTCGCAGTATTCTCAGATGGAACATTTATAGAGAATCAAAGATATTTGGCATCTTGTGAAAAGAAGCTTGCCACAGCGCAGAGCAAGAAAGACAAGCTCCCCCACAAGTCACCAGAACGCCGGAAAGCTGCCAAGAAAGTTAGTCATATCTACGAAAGACTTGGAAACCTCCGAGATAACTTTGCCCATCAACTCAGCCATCGGATAGTCAATGATTACGGTATAATCTGCCTGGAAGATATCAACATCAAGAATCTCATCGAAAAGAAACCTTACATGGCTAAAAGCGTGCTGGATGCAAGCTGGAATAGATTCAGGACATACGTTACGTACAAGGCTGAAAGTGCCGGTCGTAAAGTGGTCCTGGTCAATCCCGCCTATACATCTCAGATATGCTCAAGCTGTGGTTCGATAGTCAAAAAGGATCTATCCGTCAGAGTCCATAGCTGCCCGAAATGTGGTTTGGTAATGGACCGAGATCTCAATGCAGCTAAGAACATTCTCAGACTGGGGCTACAGTCTGTGGCGAAAGCCTAGATGCCCGCGACTTCAGTCGTGGGAGTAGTCACGGTACATCCTGAATTTGTAAGCAGTATTCAAACCCGCACCTTCTAGTCACAAAGTATATTATCTCCCGCAGATATATATCTATCGGTGATTGGGAACCGCTACCTTCTAGTCAATTGTAGTTTTTTCCAATCACCGTTGATATTAATAACGGGCACGATTCATCCTACCTCTGAAGAGGCGGGGATTCTTTGCCCCCACATCCACGGAGGATTGATTATGGTAAGTGAAAAAGAACTGGAAAAGAAAGCAAAAGAAGCGCAACAGAACATTGACAAGATGTTCATGAAAGCTATTAAAAAGACAGAAGAAGGTGGTAAGTAATGGTTCGACTTGGATCATCATCAAAACCCGCAACTGTAAGTATCGGGGGTAGCAGCGGAAAAACCACTACAACCCCGGCCAAAAGTTCCAGTAGCACATCTTCAACAACGCAGGCAAAAACACCAGCGCCGTCAATAACTGAATTTATAAAGTCCACCGGCCCTACATCACTACCAGCACCAGCGCCATCAATAACTGAATTTATAAAGTCCACGGGTCCTACATCACTACCAGCATATGAATCAGAGACACAAACCACCACTGTAACCCCTGCCAAGGCCCCAACCCCGACAGCTCCAGTTTCAACATCTCAAACCCCCGCCCAAGCAATACAATCATCAATAGCCTCTGGTGTAAATGTGCCTATAACACCCGAAACACTTGCAGCCCGGAATGAAGGATTGAAGCCTCTGTCCGCGCCTATCCCAACGACGGGGCTGGGTTCCAAGGTGGCTGCGGTGGCAACTGGAGGAGCACTAAAAGGAGGCATTGCTGCCCTAACGGAGCCCGAACCCGTGAAAACTATAAAATACGTGCCGATCACAGCTCCAACATATTCGTTGCAGGAAACTCTTGCCATATCCGAAGCCATGAAAAAAGCAGTCGAACTAGCAACACCGCCCTCGATAAACGTTGCTCCGGTTCCGCTTGACGAGATAGCAACCGCTCCTGCTGCAAAGGTAGCAGCAATTGCCAATACTCTTCTGGAAAATACCACCCGACTTAATCAGGTTTTGGCATCTGCAACGCAGCCACCAGCTGCAATTGATGTCAGTAGTAAAGTTGAGGCAGCCTTAAAAAGTTCCCTTAAGACCGGCAACGTTGATAAACTTCAGCAAACCACCAATACCATCTTAAATGCCGTTAACAAGGTTGCAGAACAAGCCAGTAATGTTGCTGTTAAGAAGATCGACACCGAGAAGGCAGCCCTGTACTCGCTTTCAAATTCTGCATTAAACAACTTGGTAAGCATCGCCAACAACGAGTTTAACAAGGCGAACGCCGTGAAAACAGCGACCGATCTAAAATCGGCGGCTGACAAAAGCGTGAGCAAAATATTGGAAATCGGCAAGGCAGCAGACCAGGTTACACAACTTGCAAAATTGCAGGTATCCAATGCAGTTAAGCAAAAGATGACCGAGAATAGAACCATTGCCGACAACGCGGTGCAAACAGCAACCCGGCTAAATGCCATAACCATAAGTCCTGGTCAGTCGTCCAGTTCCGTCGCGAGTGCAATATATTCACAACTTTACGCCAATACCCCAGCGCCTGCTGCCACAGTAGCTGAACGCATGGGCGCGATCAACGATGCATTAAAGCCATATGTAAAAAGTGGAAAAATTGATTCCACCAAGATAGCATCAATTCGACAGGATCTGTTGCCATTAATCCAAGCAGAGGACTGGAGCAAAGTTTCAACGGGTATAGATTCCGAGGACCAGAGGAGAGGTATTGGTAAATATGCTGCCAAGTCATCAACCGTTTCAGAATCAAAGGCTGCTCCAACTACTGCACCAGTGAGCCCCGGCATTGCAACAACTACTGGTGGCGGAGCTGGTGCACGAGCTGAAACCAAGTCAGTTGAGAAGAATATATTTGCACAAATCGGCGATGCCGTTACAGGTGCTTACAATACAGCCATCGAAAAATTGTTTGGGACCGGCGCGACACCCGAAACAAAGCCAAAGACATCAACAACTGCTGCAAAAGCTGCCATATCCAGCACGCCAGGTGCAGCCTTAGATATCAATAAAACCTACGTAACGCCTACGGGCGATGTTCTTCCTGGATCAAAGATATCAAAAGTTGAATTTGCCAAAGGCGGTTTTACTGAGTACACTAAGCCGGTGCCGGAATCATCCACGTCTACTACAATATCCACATCTGTACAAAAACCACCTGGCGCAGTTGCCGTAAAAGGTTCTGTAGAAGGTAGGGTAGTCAACGTAGATCCAGATGTTTATAAGGCCCTGAAGTCTACTGGGTATAAGGACAATCAAATTGCTGATTCGTTGGCGAGCGGCAAGATGGGCATATATGCATCAAACGATGGAAAAGTCAAAATAGCCATGCAGAGTTCCGTTCCAAATGCCGCTATGTCAGATAGTGGGTTATTCTCCGTCGAACCATTTAAAACCGTGAAAGATAGCACCGGCAAATCTGTCCCAGTTAACGAATGGTCCTACAGAAAAACCGCATATCTCGGGCTTAGCGATACTGAAATTGGAGATCTGGGTCAGGATTTACTCAATCGAGCTGCAACTCTTGATGTTGGTTCTGCAAAAAAACCTGAAACCGGGTGGGCGGATATACTTATAACCGAACTAGGTACGGTGCTTCAGGTTCCAGATATGAGAGCAGCTGATTCTGGGATGTTCACGTTAAAACCGTTGACCAACGCACAGGTCCCAGATCCGTTAAAAGACCCGTGGGGATATGCGGAATGGGTATCCAAGAAACCATATATGGCATTAATGGGAGAAGGTTTCGAAAATGGCTACCAGTTGCAGCCTACCGTGCAGGGCCTTATACAGCTAGACAAAATAGCAAAAGACCTTGCAAAACCAGGTTCTACATTTACCGATGTCCCAGTTATCGGCGGGATGAACCAATATGAACTATTTAAAAACGCACTAACCTACGCCGATGCAGAAACAGTTGCCGAGATCGCTAAAAACAATCCAAGGGTTATATTGGGAGCAGCAACTGACCCTGTAATGCAACCAGTACTTGAATCCAAGCTTGGTTCAACTGAATACAAGAGCACCCTGGACAAAGCCATGACCCCCGCCGAGAAAAAATTTACTAAGGACGTCGAAAAAGAACGGGGTTTTTCATCTGCTTTAACCTATTTGCCAAGAGGCAGCGATGCCACCGATTTGCAGCTGTATAAAGGCGTGCAAGTACTCGCTTTTGCAGAATCCATTGTAACCGAACCACTAACACCATCCGAAGCCGTAAACACAGCGTTGGCCCCAGTAATTATATTCGGTGTCGCTCCCATACGACTCGTATCCAAAGCTGGAAAAATAGAAGAAGGCTTGCGTCTCATGAAAGCATCCGATGGAACAATTGATGCATATAGAGGTACGGAACTAGTCGGCAAAATAGGTTATTCTGTCGATAACCCCAATATAATAAGACTGGAAACCATGGACGGAAAAATATTCGAACTTTCCAAGGATGGTAAAGAAGCAGTTGAAGTAGCGGCAACTGCCAAAACAACGGTCGCTGGCGAGAAAACTGTCACTGGCAAACCTATAATACCAGTAGCAACAGCCGCAGATGCCGGCAAAGTGCCCATCGTAAGTTCCACAGCCCCTGGTATTGGTATTCGAGCAGCCGACGTAGAAGGCGGGTTGCTCACGACTCCAACAGATGCTAAAACTGCCGCAGGAATAGACATTTCTAGGTCAGTTACTGGGGAACCTATCACAGCAGAAACATTAGCGGCCAGGAACGCTGGATTGAAGCCCATCGGTGCTGCCTCTGAAAAGACCACCAGTTTCAAAGGAGTCAAAACAGAAGCTGCAACCGAGACCAAGTTCTTTGACACGAAGAAAAACGTCATCGTTGATGATGGATTCAAGCAATTCGACGTAGTAGACCCAACTGGGAACAGGTTTACCATCGCCAAGGTCCGGGATACCGGGGTGATGGAAACCACGGATGGCCGGTATCTGGTTGACATCGATGGAAAAGGCAATTATTACCAGGTTCACAAAGATTACGTACCAGCCAACAAAGTTGTCCTTACTACAGATGAATACGGTAATCCGGCCATTACCAAGGTGTCCAGACCGGGATCAGTAGACACCTGGCAGGTTACATATACTGACGATTTTGGAGAAGTACAAAATGTCGTTACCACTCGAAAAATCACCACCAATGACGATGCCTTGGAACTGGCGGTTGAATGGGATGCGCGTCTCAAAGCATCGCCTGATCAATATCAGCCGGTTGGAAGTCACGCACCAACGCCAGTTGCCGATGAAATGCTTGGCGGCCCCAACGGATACGGTGGCGAAATGGGTGATGCCGGTCCAATCGGAGGCGGCGGAGGAGGATATATAGATGATGCTACTGGGGGAAATATTGTCACCGGGCAGGACGTAAGCCAGTGGACCTATAATCAAAATTGGGGAGCAGAACTCCGTTCTATTGATAACGGAAAGACCTGGCAGGTTAAGGACCCCGAGACCGGCAATATCCTTTCCACCACTGAATATGAAGAACTTGTATTGCAGAGAACCGCTGACCGATCCCCCAAATACGATGCAGAATTAAACACATACACGAAGTTAAATAAGGATGGGTCAAGGGTCTATCAGGACTCAGCTGGTAACTGGGTGTCAAAAACAGATCTCGACGCTGAAAGAGCAGCAATCGCCAGGAACAATCCAACCTACACCTATGGCATCGATGAGGCTAAAAACAACGCTAGGACCAGGACAAACTCGGCAACAGGGGATGTTCAGTACATGGACCCCCAAACCGGGAACTGGATGTCCAAAGAGCAGTTTGAAAAGTTGCTGGCTGCCGAAGAAACTCCAATATGGAATAGCGAGGGAGGATATTATTATTTCAGGAAGAACGATGGAACTTTCGAGATCCTGAATCCATATACCAATGTTCGACAGACCCCGGAGGAATACGGTAAGTATCTGTCTGATCGACTGGCGGAAACCACTCCTACAACAACTACTCCAACAACAACACCCACCACCACTACGCCAACTACTACCCCAGTAGAATACACGCCATCATATGTGACTCCTACTCAAACAGAACTATCTGATCTGTATAATAGTCTGGTTTCTTCACTCGCATCCAGGGAGGGCGGAGCAGACGCAGTTGCAGATGCGTGGACCAGATTTACACAAACAGATGACTTTGGAAAATTTACTCAATCCGGGGATGTAAGTCTCTTGGCCAAGGCCAAAAATGGTGAGGTCCTGACAGAAACCGAGATCGCGAGAGTTCAATATCTCAGATCTCAAATGAGTGACACCGCTCGTATCGCTTTTGACGAGGCTGTAGGAGAGACACCAATAAACATAATGTCATTATCTGATTTCCAAAATCACGTGACTGCATCCAGAGACAGTATAAAGAACCTGAGCGACGCCGATATCAAGAGTTCCAACCTTGGACCAGATAAAGAGATAATCGTCCACCAAAGCAAAGCCGAAGCAAACATGGATGACTTCCTGCAATTTGAAGAGTTTAAGAGCGCATCCAAAGCGGACCAGGACGTGATAATGGATGAGATCAGATACTTCATTGGCGAACCAACGACAACATCTAATCTTCTGGATAAATTCAACACCATAAAATCAACATGGACTGCGAAAGCAACCCTGGCCTGGAATAAGATAGTTGAAGCCCTGAAATCAGCCAAAGAACTGATATCCCAAATGCCGGCTTCCTGGATAGACGACAATGCAGATTTCAACATGGCGGAACTTATTCTTGGAAACAGCAAGTATAGCGACATTCTGGTTGTTACCGGAACCAAGGGGCCAACCAAAGCATCCCTAGTCAAAGCATTCGAAAAGGCTACTCAGGAAGGAACCGTTATCGCTGGAGCTAATGACTGGCAGGCTGCCGTGCACAAATTCAAGAAGATGGACGGCTGGGTAGTAAGATCTCCCGAGGGAGAGTTCTCATTCATACGAAAGAACGACATCGTGTTCTCCGCCGACGAAGCAATGAACGTTGCTGCAACTCCTGCCAAGATGTTCTTCTGGGAAAAACCAGTTAATGTCCCGACTGAGTTCAAGGTCCCTGATAATGCCTCCGGTAGCAAGGTAGTTGCTATTAACAAGGCCGATCCGTATGCAGCGGACGAAGCAGTTTGGAAAGGTCTGACTGAATCTGGAGGGCTCGACTTCGACATGAGCAAAGAGTTCGTTAAAATAGATCTCCTCACCGAAGATGGAATCCTGTGGTCCACGGTCCGTGAAGCAGATAAATCCGGCTCCTTCCAGATAGGACGCACAGTGGAAATTGTTGAAAAAGACGCGGTTCGGGTGGGAGAGCTATCGGGCATCGATCTGCAAAACCTTGATGCAGCAACATTTCGAAGCCTGCTCAAAGATCCAGATGTGATATCAAATATACGAGCCATACCGGACGAAGAGCTGCAATACCTTACCAAATATCTGGATGATACCCGAGTGGCCATGGTAGACGATATCAGAAAGACACCAGAAGTTCGCCCAGCTGTAGAGACGGTCCCAACCGAGACTCCGAGTATCAGGGTCCCGGAGGAGGCCCCGAGTCCAGGCGCAGTCACTCCCGAAGGATTGGCATCTGAGTATCAGGAAGCTCAAAAAGCAGTTGCTGCAAAAACAGCTGAGAGGATAGCTACAGAAGATGAGCTATCAAACCTGGGCCGGCAAATGCAGGAACTGGGAGCCAAACTCGAAGATGCCCCATCCAGGGAAAAAGCTGGAATAAAATCTCAGATCGATGGCTTGAAGGCGCAGGCGGATGCGTTGAAAAACAGGGCACGCAGACTGAATCAAGAGGTGTATGACACCAGAAACGTGCAGCAGTCCCGAGGAAACCAGTTGATAAATGGTCAGACAACCGTTGATGATCTCCTCAATCAGTTGGACGGTTTATCTGTTCGGGATGGCCGATCTGCGCTGGACGAGGCCCTGGCCAAAAGTGAGGACCTTAAAACATATCTCCGAAACACCTCCCGAGAAGAGGCCGAGCAATTGGCCATGTCCATCTCTGAAAAACTGGGAAGCGACAGGTCCGCCGCAGAAAAGATCATGGGCTTCCATTACCAAGGGGCGGTTGGCCGCATCGACGACGTTACCAGAGCTAAAATGTCAGCTACTGACCAGGAATACATCCGCAAAGCAATGACCCGGCAACTAAATCAAAATGATTATCAGCAGGTGACCAGGATTGTTGATAACGCCGGAGCATATCAGGGCGTGTCCGCAGAAGCAGACTTAGGCCGGCTCAAGCTGGACAACATACTCGATTCCAGTATGGCCGGTAAGACAGATGAACTAAAGAAACTGCTCACGGATAAGGATGTTAGGGCCGCGTTGAAGGACGAAGCGTTTGCGGATGAGGCATTTGGAAAAATATACGACGTTGATCCAAACGTTGCTACCCAGTACCAGAAGGCCGCTCAGGATCGCATAATAGCCGATATGAAGGCCGATCCCAAGTATAACAATCTGTCCGCTGGTGATAAAAAGTTCATAGATGAATTTTATTCTAAGAGGACATATACTCATGAGGATATGGAACGTCTGGCTAGAATCCGGCAAAACATGCCAGCAAGTACATTTTCCAGGCTAATCAGAGGTGGGGCAATAGGTAGCGCAAACATAATCAAAAATCTTGCCACGCATCCAAAATCATTGATTAAAGGTGCCTTTAAAACGTGGATAGTTGCAAACGGTGCGATGTTCGTCTATTTCGCAGTTGAAGAAGGCATTCAGACCATGATTCAGATGACCGGATGGAATACTCCTATTGACGAGTACATGGAATATATGAATGGCCAGGGCATAGCCAGTTATGAACATGCCATGGAAATACTTAGTCCGTTTAACTGGATTTTGGATAATATTCCTGGCAGTGCCATAATATTCCCAACTGCATGGGGATTTAGATGGTACGCCGAGGATGCTGCCATTGGTTTAATGAACGATAAAATAGAAAAAGGTAATCGTGCAGGTCTGTGGATTAAAGATGAAAGCTGCAAATTTGGTCCTGGTTGCTGGGGTAAAATCCGTCCAGAATCAGAAAGACCAGCGTACTGGGCGCAGCATCCCGAAACAATGGCAAATATTGATGGCGACACACTTCGTCGTATATATGATATTCAACCAGACGGTAGCATAGGTCCAAACAACCTGATAGCTAAGGGTCTCGGCATCACAGACCCCGAACTTGCAAAGCAGATTGGACTCGGTCACTTCATCAGCGCCAGCAACCAGGGTGCAAAGGATACACTGACCAAAGAGTTCGGCGGAGCATATGACTTACTGGTAAAAGGCGGGGCAGTATCCGAAATGGCAAACAAAGCCTATCTGGACGCCAAGGGATCAGCAACTGCTTTTACCATTGATCCCAATGCCCAGTACATCGACCAGACCGGAAAAGTCATATCAGGAAAAGATGTCACGGACCCAAGTCAAATCATAGGTCAGGTAATGGCAGATGGCACTGTCCGGCAACTATCAACGATCGGGTCAACAACTCCTGGCATGACGGCTGAAGGAATTACCGCACAGCAACGGGCAGTTCTTGCAGTAGCTCCAACATCACTCGATGCTGCAACAAAATACGCACAGTACGGTAAAACAGGAACTGATGCAGACGCTGTAATGTGGAGATCTATCTTCCTAAAATCAGATGGAAGCCTCGATGTCGATAAACTGAAATCGATGTATCCGGACATGACAGCCGCCCAAATGAGTGCAATATTTCCAAAAGAGGCCATCAACAAGTCCATACAAAATGACCTTGCTTCGGCTACTAGCCCAACAGAGCTGTCCAAAAAGATTGCTGAGTACAAAGCATCCGGCCTGATAGACGAGAATGCCAGAATTGAACAGTATATGCCGGCTGACCAGGCTGCAATCTTCACTGCCAGGCAAAATAACCCTGCGAACTTCCGGATATCTGCGACCGGGACAACTATTTCATGGATCGATGATACTGGCTACCCCCACACCACGAACATGATCCAAAGTGGGAAATTGCTGAATCCGGCAACTGGGCAATATGATATCGACCAGAAGAAAACAACCTCCGATGGCAGCGAATATACGATAGACCCTGGGAAGTATGCTGCATTTATCAACAGTGGAAGCACCGATATCGAAGCTTTCTTGGCAGACAATGAGAACTATAATCAAACCTGGCGAGGAAGCGGTACTACCAGCAAGAGCACTGGCGGCGGGGGCGGCGGGGGTGGAAGCAGCGGTTATAAAAGCGGGGGCTCGACCTATACAAAGTCAACGGGCGAGACTGGGATTTTCATAGACTCCGCTGGATTAAATGCAGAAGTGTATGAAAACGGAGCACTGATAGGTTCAACCGATGAAATAATAGGAGTTGAAGCCGGGGTTCATACGATAACCATCAAAAAAGATGGCTACAAACCATATACCCTGCCAGTTCAGGTGTATAACGGCAGCATCGCTCGGAAATCGGTGACCTTATACCAGGACAATTCAACGACTACTAAATCCAGAGCAGTACGATTCGCAGAGGCCATGGGGGGAATAGAGGCCATTACCCCAGATCATATCGTGTACGCATATGCGATTGCCAGAAGCAACACGGGTTTGGCCAGCTCTGCAAAATCGGAGGCTTTCCCGGCAATCACCGGAAACTGGGCCTTTGTTGCAGACGACGTAAAGGAATTGATTGCACTATATAGGGAGGCTTAAATGTCAATTGCCGAATCCAGAAAAAGCTATTTATCCACCCATTTTTTTTCGGGCGGGACAATAAGCTCTGAAGGAATGATAAATGCCATACTTGCCGATCTGAATAACACCGAGGATGTAGCCCCGGATGATATCGTTTGGATTTTTTCGGCTCTTGGGACCAAATACAATCCACCTGAGGTAGAACTCGAAATTACCGGAAAGGTAACCGAGGTTGTTGATGGTTCCACGATCAAGGCGCTTATGGATTGTGCTCCTGGTCAGGTTTGTGACCTAATACCAAAAACAGTCATCCTTTACGGGGTATTTCCCAGAACAAGAAACGCCGAGGCTAAAGAATGGCTGACATTGCACTTACCCATTGGATCAGAAATAACCCTAACACCGGTTGGAAACAACTATATCGTAACTAAAGGAAGCGAGGTCATCAATAACTCGCTAAACAGTTATATAGACAACCTGGGGCAGATTACAGAAACAACCGGATACGATATGATGGCGGTCGTGATGGAAGTCACTGATGGAGATACAATACAGGTAACCCAACAATGTCTTCCAGGACAGCTTTGTGTGACCACACCATTTAATGTTCGACTGCATGGCATCTCTTCATCTGAGATGAATTTCCCAGCTGGCAGAACCGCCAAAACCTGGCTTTATGATCAAATACCACCAGGGACCGTAGTTAAGTTGGCCATAAAGGGAGAAGACTCGTATGGCAGGATCATAGCGGCCATATATTATCCAACAGATGACACTGTTAGTATCAACACCAAGATGATTGCCGCTGGAAAGACGACCGGCTACAATCCAACTGCCGAATCCATGGATGCCAAGGCCGCCGTAAAGTATGTTGGGGGCATAGCCAACGCATATCCGGCTGCATGTACTTCAACTGTGACAAAGCCGTCTGCGGTTCTAAGTCTGATATCTCCAGTATGCAATACCGTAAAGAAAGACGGAACTGAAACCTGGTTTGGATACACTGTAAAGAACGTTGGGGATAAAACTTGGAAGGGATGGCTGGGCGTTGTTGTCACAGATAACGATTCAAAGAAAACATATCAATACATGGGAGATCCGTTGAAATATAGCTCAATTGCCCCCGGCGAAACCAAGACCTTGTATGCGAAATTCATGGTGCCGCAGGACTTTGGAAACAAGATATCTTGGGATGCCATTATCAACAGTACCTGAATTTCCTTATTTTTTTCGTAACCGAAACCTATTTCAATGAGAGTACCTATTCAAGACTTGTGATATGATGGCAACTTTAGAAGATCTGAGAATAGTTAACGAGGCACTGACGTCTTGCAAAACAGCAAATGAGATTGCACACAACGTAAAGCTTCCAATAGAAACCGTGACCGAATGTCTCGACACTTTAAAATCAATGGGGGTAATCAGTAAGGATAGTTTTTCTGATGTATATTGCCCCATCGAGGAAGTCGCAGAGAATATATGTATGCAGTGTAATAGAATAGTAAAAGATCTCGGAGGTGACAAAACTGACGGAGACAACGTGCAAAACGAAGGATCTTAAAAAGAGTAAGATTGCATGGGGCGGACTTATTGTGACTATACTCGGGGCCATCCAGTTAAGTATGGTTGGTGTAGACATCACGGAGTTTCAGACTCTCGAAACTGCGGTGCCTGCTGCAATAACGATGCTGTCTGGTATTGCGATCATAGTGTGGCGAAATTCGTCGCAATATATAATTAGGTGATCCATGTTTTCACTTTTTTTTGATAACAACGAAAAGCAAGGTAAGCGGCCTGACTTTTTGGACGAAGCCTGGACTTATTATAAGAAAAGAATAAATAAGCCAGAACCAGCAAACCTAGACTTCGATCTTATGCTGGTAGATGAAGAATCCGGTAAACAGGTTGGAGCAGAGATTAAGGAACTCGACGATTTTTGGGGCAGCCTTCCACCAAGGGGTCGGCTAGGTCGGCAATGCATGGATATAGCCCTAAAATGTGACTACGGATATCTAAGCATACTTGGTAGTCTGTCGGAGCTGATCGAGTCTATTCCTCCATACTACAAGACTGACGAGGGAAACATAATAGAAAAACCAGAAGAACGAATGACACTAGATGAGAACATGGTATATGCTGTTCTCGGCGATATCAAATCTCTAGGAGTGTTGCCGGTTTTTTTGTCGCGAAACCCAATCGATTCGTTTCGGTTGCTGATTAACTATATGATCCACGATGTCATCAGTGACCCGCCTATAACCTTGTGTAGCAAGCCTCGTAAAAACATGCATGCTATAAACGTACTCTGCAATCTACCAGGAATCGGGTGGGAAAGAGCAGAAGCTATATTGGAACAGTATGGCTCTGTCTCCGAGTTCTTACAGGAAGCGCAGGTCTGCCTAGACAGCGACAACTTAGGGCCTCTGGAAAATCTCAAGATAAACGGCAGGCGGTTCGGTAAGTCTGCTCATAAGATGTTCCAGGTTGACGGTATCTGGGGTTTGGCATGAAATCGCTATTTGTATAAAGTATCTATTTTTTATATGCCCGACGGAAACCTATATATACAATTGTAACACCGTGTATCATATGTCACAAGATGATACGGTAACAATCCGGGTGACAGTGAACCAACGTGACCGAATGAAGAAGTTTGGATATGCGGGGGATTCTATGTCGATAGCCGTCGAAAATTTGCTTCGTATAGCAGAAGCAACGAGGACAGAACATGACTAAGAACCAAGGAGAGATATTTGATGCAGAAAAGATCATGCCACCGGTGTTTCAATTTGTGTCAAATGACTTTAATTCGGCTTGGGAAAACGCAATACGAAATGTGTTGATGACTGGCAAACAAATCGTATTTGGTGGGCCAGGAGAGACCAAAAAAGCCATAGATACGGTCCAAACAATAGTGCTGAATTACAATGCAGTAAATCAGATACTGGCGAGACAGATACATCCAAAATTTCCATTCAAAATGGTAGACCAATATACAAGAGAATTCACGCAAGAGTTTCTGGACGAGCATCATGAATTCGCATACCTATACTATGACAGGTTAACAAGAGACAACCAAATCAACAACATGCGTATAAATTTAAGTGAACAAATGACATCCGGTACATCGTCAAACCGAAACCAAATGACAACGTGGATTCCATGGATAGACCAACGTGTTTCAGCAACGCCGTGCCTTCAACGAATCAAAGTTAGATATGAAGGAGACAACACGGTTTCGGTCATATTCGACTGGAGATCAAGAGATTTATTCGGAGCGTGGCAAGTAAATCTCGTGGGGTTAATAGATATGTTGCAGCGGGAAGTGACTGAGCCAAATGAATGCAAAATAGCCAGGATTATAGACCGGAACGACTCACTACACATCTATAACAGTGATCTGCAAGCAGCGAAACAGGTGATGAACGATGCTTGAAAGAACCACTCGAACCCTTCACCTAATGGAAAAGGACAAAAAAACTCCGCTGGATCGTATCGTGATCCTGAACAAAGAAATAGCTCAGGTAGCATATGAAATTCTGCAATGTAGGATCTTTCCAGGTGAGGCATCTGCGCATATGGCAAATGCCAGACTGGAATTGGGTGATGCGATGGTGCAGATCGAAATGTTATGCCATGATTTACACCAGCAACCAGATGAGATCAAAAAACTTGGCATAACCCATACGTTTGAAAGATTCCAAGAATTTGAAGAACGAGGGTGGGGCAATGAAAGATAGACTATTCGTACCGTTAAATAAGCACTGGTATGATTTATTTCTTGAAGGAAAAAAGAAATGGGAAATAAGGGGCCTTAGCAACCGATTCAACAGGCAAACCGTTCGAGTAGGTCGAGACGTAGAGCTACGGCGAGGATACGCAAAAGAAGGAGCTATCTGGGGAAAAATCGTAGAAGTGCATATAGTGTCCACAGTATATATCCCAATAATAAATGTCCTGGAAGAACTATTTCCAATACCAAAAAGTAGCCCTCTGTGGGATGAAATCCAAGAATACAACGCAAAATATTCGAAGTTCATCGTATTCAAAATTGAAGTAAATAAAAACATGACAATAAAGGAGACAAAATCATGATTTGCGGGCATTGCCCATTGTTATTGATTCGTGGTGATCGGTATTACTGCGAGAATTTGGTAGGCTTCGATCTGGAAGTCCGATGGCACGATGACTACATGAAAAGATTTTCGGATATAACCGCGTGGCATTGCGGGCATGCAACTCTCTGGATAATGCATAGCAGCGGAAAACAAGAATGGATACCATTGGCGTCAGTCAGACGGATTTCCTCAGTGGAGAAATCTCCATGACCTTCGATTTGGAGAAGGCGCGGGATGCCGCGAAATTCGACGATCACATGGCGATCACTATGTTTCCTCTCGCCATCGCCGAAATCGAGCGGCTGCGGGCTGATTATGACAAGCTGAAATCAAGTCTACTGGTAATCGATGGCTGTAAGAAACTGATGAATCAGGCCGCCCGGATCGATGAACTAGAGGCTGATAATCAGAATCTTGTGACTCTGAATAAGTCTCTGATGAATAATGATTGGATTCTGAGGGACAATAATAGAAAGTACCGGAAACGAGCGCAGAAAGCGGAACTCCTGAACAAAGAACTCAAAGCCGATCTGGAGCAGTCTGAGCGAGTGGTCGAGGCCCGGTTGGACGTCATCGACCAGCAGGCGGCCAAGATCCGGGAGCTTGAGGATGCACTGCGTGACGCAATCCAACCAGGAGATGCAGACAAGATAGATACATTCCTACGAGATTGCATGTGTCCTGATTCGGAGGGGCCAAACGAGTGTTGTATGTGCCCAGAAGACACGATCGAGTTTTGCGATCTGCTAAAACGGGTGCGGGTAGCCAGCCAGCAACTTCAAGCAGAGGGCAAGATCGGGCCGGATGCCAGGCCAAAATGCGATCACGAATGGCAAGCAGCCCTAGAAGAGCGAGGGTACCAAACATGTCTCAAATGCGGAGAGTGCCGAGACATCAAGGATATCCCACGGACTCCTGCCTGGCAGATCACGGAGGACAGAGTTACAGCAATAGACCAAGGACTACGGTTCTTGGAATGGAGCAACGCAAAAACTGGCCATGTAGAAACAAAGAAACGTATTGCAATACTTAAAACGATGTTGGAAGAGGCTAGTGATAAGCATGGTTTCGAAAGATGAAATAAAATGCACATCGAGACGATTTGCCAAGAGAAGTTGCGAAAAACATATCAGAAACAAGCAAGATTGGATTACTGGATTTAATATGGGATACGAAGCAGCAATGCGGTTGAAATATGTAAAAACGAGACAAGATATGCACAATTTGCTAAGAATAATGTATAAACGAAACGATGTACTGGAGGACACCACATGAAACCGCCTAAAACCCGAAAAAGAGGAAGACGTGTAGGTTCTCATCCAATACCAGAGAAATATTATACCGAAATCACCAGACGAGCAAAAAACGAACTCCTGTCATCAATTGCCAAGGATTTCGATGTGTCACCAACAACCATTGGACGAATAGTAAAAAAAGTAGAAAACAAATTTAAATCTATGTGTGGGTGATATAATTGACAAAATATAATGTTTTGGTGGATATAGTCGGCACCGCCAGCGTAATGGTAGAAGCAGACAACGAAGCAGATGCCGAAGAAGTAGCAATAGAAGCAGTTAACGATGGTGAAGGCGAAATCGATTATGAACCCCTTGGCATATGCGAGATAACACCACAATGACTCCGCGTCTGAGACAAGGAATGAGCAAGAGACAGATCACAGAAGACGCTCGTGCTCTAGATGGGATCATAAAATACATGTTACAGCAATCTCCCATCACTATCAGAGACCTGGTAATGACGCAAAATCTCGAACCGAAACCGGTATTGCGTCTACTAAAGATCTTGGCCAAAGCCAATATCATTGAAAAAGTCGGAAAGAGACAGTGGATACTCACCATTCAATTCGCTTTCGATCCTCAATACGATGCAAATAAAATTGCACTGGAGGCTGCAACATGTTAACCAACCGAGAAAAAAACACACTCCAGAGAGTAATATTCGTACTCAGACAACTGGCAGGTCAACGACCCACGACTAAAGTCGTGGGCATGATCTAATGGCTGGATCATAGTAATCGTTAGACTAGACCACAAATCGCATTATGGGCTACAAGAACGGCAGAACGCTTCCCTAATTCTGCCCTCTTCCGGCTGCGCCAAATCCGAAGAGTTCTGTTGATCGGAACTCTAAGCCTGTCTTGCAAGGTCGAAGGGAAATTCAACCCAGGTTTAACCTGGAGGAGTAGAATATGCGCGTACCTGTACTCGATTCAAGGAAGAAACCGTTGATGCCAACCACTTCAGCCAAGGCTAGAATCCTTATCAAAACTGGTAAGGCGAAGCCTTATTGGAATAAGTTAGGCATCTTCTGTATCATCCTAACGAGAGAAGTTGAACCCGATAACCAGCAAATAGCAGTTGGAATTGACCCCGGATCATCATTCGAAGGTTGGTCTGTGGTCGGTACCAAAACAACCATCTTGAACGGCATGTCTGAGGCACCAACTTATATCAAGAAGGCTGTGGAAGTTCGCAGAACAATGCGTCGCGCACGGAGACACAGAAATCTTCGTAGGCGCGAAGCACGATTTGATAACAGATTGAGGAATAAGGCATCGCTGCCACCATCAACCTTAGCCAGGTGGAACGCGAAACTCAGGATATTGAATCAGTTGCTCAAGGTTCTGCCCATCTCAGACGTTATTGTGGAAGATGTTCAAGCCAAGTCCAAGAATAATTGTAAGAAGTGGAACCTGTGCTTCAGTCCGATTGAAGCCGGTAAGAACTGGTTCTACAACCAAATCAGGAACCTTGGTCTGAAGTTGCATCTCAAACAAGGATACGAAACCAAGACTCTTCGCGAGAAGTTTAACTTGAAAAAGTCTTCGCAGAAGAGTAAGCAAACGTTTGCGTCTCATGCAGTTGATGCGTGGGTATTAGCAGCAGATGTGGTTGGCGCGATTAAGCCAACCTGTTTGGAATTGATCTATTGGACGCCAATCAGGTTGCATAGAAGACAGTTACATAGGTTCGAACCAACAACAGGAGGATTGAGGTCGTCTTATGGCGGAACAAGGTCAATGGGATTGACCAGAGGAACGTTGGTCAAGCACATCAAGTATGGCTTGACCTACATAGGCGGAACTCTGAAGAACAGAGTTTCACTGCATAGCGTTAAGACAGGTAAAAGGGTGACACAGGGCGCAAAGATTCTGGATTGTCGGATCTTGACCAGGATATCCTGGCGGGGGTACGCTCCTCCCATGACTAAAGTCATGGGTTTCCGCTACTCCCTGCGCCCCCGCGAGGTTTCATGATGCAGATAGCAGCAAAACAGCTGATATAATCATGGACGACATAGCGACATTACAAGAGATAATCAAAAAATCGGACAACGGGGTAGAATAAATGCCAAAAAAAGTATATTTTGTTCGTCTGCCAATTGCAGGAATAGTTTCGAACTATTTTCTGGCAGAAGATGAAAAAGACGCGATCAGACAAGCTCTCGAATCAGAAGTATTTGGGAGAATCGATACAGAAAACAACTGGGAACTCGATGAACTGAATGTTCATCAGTATCTGTTTCAAGGAAATATAGATTATACGAGCCTGTCAAAAGCATCCGCCAAAGAATCAGATGAACTCAACCCAGAGGATTTCGAATGACGCGAATTATAACCGATGCCAAGATGTCGGTTTCAGGGGGCTATACGAACGGAACTCCAAATAATTGATGCAACATATGGTTATGATGCGGATGGGCTCCCCGTCATAACTCTTTTCGGCCTGACAAAAGAAGGAGATCCTGTCACAAAGTATGTCACGGGGTTTCTTCCCTACTTCTACATAGATTCGGACAACGTTGAGGGAATAGACCAGCTATTAACGGGCATCGCCGATTCTATCGGGATCATGATAAAAACCGATGTTGTAGATCGTTTCGGCCCCCTGGGATATCAATCCAGACCACGAAAAATGATAAAGGTAACGACCCGCAATCCGAAAGATGTGAAAATCCTCCGGGAATTTTGCGAGCAAAGCCACTACACTACCCATGAAAGTGACATTTTTTTCAAGGATCGCTTCATGGTGGATCATGAGTTGTCGGGTATGAGTTGGTGTATAGTTCCGAAAAAACAATACATCCATCATATGGATATTATTCCCCAGGGAGATCGAACCAATGCACCATTGAGGATAATGGCCATTGATATCGAGGCTATACCAAAAGAGAACGGTGGACTGCCAACCTCAGATGAAGATCCGATAGTTTTGATCAGTCTGGCCTTTGATCCACCGTGGAGAGGGCAAGAAAACGTTGTCATGGTGGCCAAAAACATCAAATGCACCCGAAAAGACGTGATTCCATCCGAGGGGGAAGATGACATGCTTCGCAAGCTGGGATTCATCCTGGATGAGTATGATCCAACCGTGATAGGAGGATACAACTCAAACGGGTTTGATATCCCGTATATAACCGATAGGGCCAAAAGGCTGGGAGTTTCCCTCTCAATGTCCAGGGATGGGAGATCTGCGTGGTGCAAGAGTTATATGGGCAAGAGCACCGTCTCACTGAACGGACGAATTTCACTTGACATGCTTCCAGCAGTTAAAGCATTGGATAAATACCGATTGAAGAGTTATCGTCTGGCAAACGTGGCCAAAGAAATTTTAGATATCGAGAAGCTGGATGTTAAACCGGGTGAAATGCGAGAATTGTGGTCCGGACCAGGAATCAACAAATTCATCTCATATTCAAGACGTGACGCATTGCTGGTCTTGGAGCTGATCAAAAAAACAGGAGTCCTTGAAAAGTACATTGCTCTGGCCAAGGCAAGCGGGGCATTCCTGCAAGTCGTAGTTAATGGCGGCCAAAGCAGTATGATCGAGGCCAAGCTCCTTCGGGAATACAATGCAGAGGGCTATGTAATGGGCACTAAAATGGCTCTGGAAGATGATGATATAGCCCAGGTTGAAGGTGCAATTGTTCTCGATCCAGAAATCGGCCTAACCGAGAATGTGGTTATACTCGATTTCAAATCACTATACCCAACAACCATGATCGCCAGAAACCTATGCTACACGACCGAAATCAGAGACGAATGTCCAGACTGCAACATCACGATATCTCCTAGCGGCGGACGATTTGTACCTCCGGAAATCAGGCGGGGTATAGTACCAAGGGTATTAGAAAAGTTGCTGGACGAACGCATAAAGGCCAAGAAAGCAATGAAGTTGCCTGGGATATCCGAGGAAGAAAAGCGGCAACTAGATGCCAAGCAATATGCTATGAAGATATTGCTGAACAGCTTCTATGGCTACTCGGGATACGCTCGAGCAAGACTGTATAGCCCAGTGATTGCCAACTCAGTGACCAGCTATGGAAGAGAAAATCTACTCAGAACTCGAAAAATAGTTGAAAAACACGGGCTTTTTACACTGGATAATGAACCATTTGAACTAAAAACGATAGCAGGCGACACCGACAGTATTTTTATATCTATAACCGGAAATATTGACTTTTGTAAAGCTAAACAAATAGGAAAAAAGATCGCATCCATCGTTACAGCAGACCTACCAAAGCCAATGGAACTAGTTTTCGAAGCATTTGCCAAAAGAATACTCATTTTGGCAAAGAAACACTATGCCATGTACAGGTTTGAAACAGAGGATAGGGGTGAAATAAAAGCAAAAGGAATAGAAACAGTCCGACGAGACTGGTGCAACTTCACATCAATGGGGCTTACAAAATGTCTGGAGATCATACTGGTCGAAGGCGATGTGGACGCAGCTCTTGCCCAGGCCAGAAAAACCATAGCCTCCATAAAGAACCCAACCCCGGACATCTTTAACGATCTGATTATGTCAAGAACATTGACCAGAAAACCGGAAAACTATATGCAACCGCAACCGCATGCAGAACTTGTCAAGAAACTTGAGCATCGAGGGGTTTTCAAATATGCAATCGGAGATAGAGTTCCTTTTATCATCATCGCGAGCCAACGAAAAGCAGGCCGCCGAGCAGAAATGATGACATTGCGGGCCGAAGATCCTGAGTACGTAGTCGAAAACAACCTAAAAATAGACACGGACTACTATCTATCCAAGCAACTGCTTCCTCCCTTATTAAGGATGTTCGAAAGCTTTGGGATAAATGAGCTGGACCTATTGCAGCCATCCCGCCAACAATCCTTAACAAACTTTGAAATAGGAGAAACGCCACAGATTCAGAAGAGGTGTACAATATGAGGATACTTCCTATAATCGTACTGTTGGTGTTCGTGGGTGTAGTTGCCGCGATCCAGCCTGTTCAGCTGTCAGGAACAAACCCGGACTTCGCAAAGGCCCTTGCTAAGAACAACAGCCTGGACTGGTCCATCGAAACCAACATGAGCATAGGACCAATGACCAGTGAAGCTCTGGAAACAAGGGCAATCGGCCCATGGGCTGAGGACAAAGATGTATTTCTCTGGGGAACAGGGCCTGAAGGCATGGGCATCCCCGGCGAACCTTTTTAAATCTTTTTTTTTTTCAGTGGCCCAAAATAAAAACGGAGGATAACATGTTGAGACGATTTATGGTAACTATTGACGAAGATGTATATAATGTATGGATAAAATATCAACTAGAACACAACACCACCCGAGACGGGGCACTTCGGGGGATCATGCTTGAATTTGCCGGGAAAAATCCTCAACCTTCTCCAGACCCGGTGCCCACGCCAGCGCCAACGCCAGATCTAATTCCGGTCCCAACCCCAGAACCAGTTCCAACCCCCGCGCCGGCCACAAAATACAACGTCGAGGTATCTCAGGAGTCCGGCCTGGTAATGGCTAGATCCGGAACCAAGATACTGGCAACATGCCCGGCAAGCTCGGATTCGTACCTCGTATTCAAAAAAGCCATAGATACCGTCCCAGCAAACGGGACCCTTGGGATTGGAGCCGGACTTTATAACATATCGGCGTCCTATAAATTTGGACTAGATCCAGATGGTAGCAACATCTTTTGGGTGGCTCTGCCCGTCGTGGATAAAGGAAATATGAAGGTTGTTGGAGCAGGGGTCGATAAGACCATCATTAGGCTTCTTCCTAATCAACGCAGTCCATCACGGCATGTGATAATGATGTTAGTCCGTGCAACATCACCCACTTCAATAGGGCACTCCGCTTTCGAGATATCTGAATTAACGTTTGATGGAAATAGATGTAAGCAAACCGATAAAGACCCATATGATGGAGAAGGCCTTATCACGTTTGGTTCTCTAAGAAGCGGCACGAAGGTTCATGATATAAAATTGATCAACTCGTGGGCATCTGGCGCATATCTCGGCAATAATGGATCAGGCCCCGGAGACAATGAACAGGTCTGGAACATATTTTGCCAGAACTGCGGAGCTGAAGGCGTTATCCTAGATACGTGCTCTAATAGCCGGTTAGCTGACAGCGAGGCATGGAATTGCAGAGAAGGATTCTGCCTCCATGGAAATACCGACTGGAAATCAAGAAAACCAGATAACGTGTCTGCGTTCAACCTCAAGACCGACAGCCAGGTCACGGTTAGACAAATCAATGATTTTACAATTGATAACCTTGATATGGACTGTACCAACGCCTCCAAGAGCTATGGTTTGGCCGTAATCAGTGCACGTGGAAAAATCACTCGATCCATTTTAAAGAGCGATAAGAATAAAGTGAATTCCTACGGCGGGGCCACGTATTTTACTGAGGAATCCGATGTCTCAATTGAAGATAGCAAGATTGAAGGTTTGTTTGGCATCCATGCCATTATGCAGGCCCGCGTCACTGCAATAAGGTGCAATATAATTGCACCAGGTGGGTGTTTCTGCACGACGGACCCAGATCCCGTTCAGAGTACCATCGTTGTGAAGAATTGCACTTGTTCCGGGCTCAAGACCGCGATGCAAAAAGGTGCCACCATCATAGTAGAATAGGCACCATATATTCTTTTTTCGACAACTTACCGCAAGATATATATAACATATGACACATCCATATGTCGGGTGAGATACATGTTTGTATCAGTATTTGGTAATAAACACGTAGTTCGAATCTTGGACTTTATGATCTGCAATGCCCCGAGGCATTTCAGCAAGAGTGAAATGATTGCAGCGATGGGCATGGGCAGACCAAGCTTTTACAAGGCATGGAAGATGCTTGAGGAACTAAACATAGTCAAGGCAATCGATTCGGAGAAGAACTTCAGATACTATGTATTAAATAAAGAAAATGGCATAGTAAAAACCATATTGAAACTACACGCACAACTCCATAGGGAATGATAGCCGTGGAGGGAACTAAACTAGAAATGGTCACGGCTACCAATAATAACAAGCCATGCCAGGATTTAAAGATTGTGGACTTGAATAAATATAACGTATATCCTTCATACAGAGTAGGACAGAAAGAAGCAATTGAATCAATATTAAGTACATATGAAAAAATAAGATCTGGAGAAATAAATTCAAAAATAGTTGAATTGCCAAGCCCAACCGGATCGGGCAAGACCATAATTAATCGTGCTGTTGGAAAAGCACTGTTAGAGTTATATCCAGATGAAATTAAAAAAGTAGTATATACCACCCCACTGAAAGCTTTGGTCTACCAAATTGAGGAAGATGAGCAACTGGGCATTCCCGTGGTTCTTGGAAAAAGCAACTATGATTGCCTGTTGCTGGAAGGTCTAGACGCATCAGATTGCCCATTCCGATCCGCAAGTCTTGCAAGCAGAAAACCAAAAATCTGCAATAGGTGCCCATACACCCGAGCTAAGTATGCTTTTAGGGATGCAGATCTAGCAGCGTGCACCTTGGATTTCTTCATATATAACCGGGCCGCAACAGACGTTCTCATAATCGATGAATCGGCAAGCCTTGAGGATAAACTCCTAAATCACTTCGGTATAGCTCTGCCAGAGAATATTGATCTTGAGAACCTGACGGACTCGATCCATGAATGGATGATATCGCTAGAGGAGGAATCCGAGAACTACACCGAGATGCTTGAGAGTATGAACCTGAGTTCAACCAGCAATACAAACCTCTTGAATGATATCCGGTATCTGACCACCAAGTTGACCAAGATCGAACGGCAGGTGGCCAAGTGCGGAAGGATATTGCAGGTCATTTCCAGCAATGATAAAGCATATTTCATTGACAAGGATAGAAACTTGAAACTGGTTCGCGGGGAATACCCTTTCAATTCCATGGCCAGCCGAGTAAAATTGGTTATAATGAGTTCTGGAACCCCAACAACATCGCTCATATGTCGAAACTATTCGCGAGTCGAGTCTATTCATCCTATTCCTAAGAAAAATAGGTTAATATATTACGAACCTATTGGAAAGATGAGTCGAAGCAATATAGATAACACCGTGCCAAATATGGCGCGGCGTATATTGGAGATACACAAGGAATACCCGAGACAAACCATAGTGCATTGCCACTCATATGGCATTGCACAAAAATTGAAGGACAACATGAGGCATCCAAAGGTTCTACTGCAAACCCCCGGACATCGCGAAGATGCACTGCGGCAATTCATGAGATCCAAGGAATGTATTTTCCTATCAGTGAACTACGCTGAGGGAATCAACCTGAAAGGAGAAAACTTCCAACGAAACATCATCGCGAAGGTTCCATATCCATCACTTGGTGATGAATGGGTTATCAAAAGAAATGAAACTGACAAGGCAGAGTTAAACATCGACAAGTGGTATAGATTGACAACAGCTGTAGCAATCCAACAAGCAGCTGGGAGAACAACCAGAGACCCTGATGATTTCAGCAAGACATATATTCTGGACTCAAACTTCGGGTTTTTTTATTCGCAGAACAAGAATCTATTGGAACCGTGGTTCAGAGACGCGATAATATGGAGGAAATAACATGATAAAAGAGGGGGCTACATCGCTCGAAAGGACTAAACGCATGATGGAAACACTGCGCACCATATACGGCAGATCAAAAATAGCGTCTGAAACAAAGGGACAAAAAAGACTTAGAGATTTTGAGAAGAAGGAGGGATAAGATCCCTACCTCTTCAGAGCGCCAGACATGCAGGCAGACTTAGCCTTGGCGCGTTCCATCCCGGTCATTCCACGAGTTGCAGCCGAGCACTCCTTGGAAGCGGTAGAAAAGGCAGCCTGGTATGCCTTCAGATGTTCAGGATTATATCCTTTCGCATAGCTTGCTCTCTTCAGGTACGGCTTGCCGTACCCGGACATCACGAGACCAGCATTAGCGGTCTCTCCGAGGGGTATAAATGCCATATTTGTATCCTCCAAGATGAAAGATGTTCATCAGGATACTTATATGTTTTTGTAAAAAAAAAAGTTGACGTAAAAGGTAAAGTGTACCTTAATATTTCGCAGACAACGTAATCATCTCATCCCGATCCTTGAAACCTGCTATCTTCCATGCTGGCATCGGATTATCTATTTCAACCAGGTCTGATTTTTCGTTAGTTCCGCGATCAGTAGTAACTTTACTATCTTCAATCTCGATTAGTTTCAAAAGATCTGACTTTGCTTGTTTAGCATATTCCGGCATGGAAAGAAGATTCACATAATCTTGTTTAATAAGAAATCCTTTTGGATATCCTTTCATTACATCACCTTATGAAAATGAGTAGTACTTGTTTATCTTTTTTATGGTTGTCAAAAATGGCAGATGCGATTCATATTTCTTCAGCTGGTTCATCAACACGATCGAGCCCGTAAAAGTGATATGCTGCTTACCTTCCAGCTCAAAGTGAATCGTTAGATATTGCGTGCCTTTCTTCTGGTGGCTGTCTTTGATTTTATATCCCGTGACCAGGATTTCTTTATTCAGGACCTCGTCGAGCCGGAGCTTCTCTCCTTCGAATGATTCTTCTTCGGCGAAGTCTCCGAACCGCTCAGGCATTGGCAAGCCCCAGAGATTGCTTGAAGTTGAAGCTATTCGCCCATAGGAGCCAGCCCTCGGTTGATGCCATTGATGACCTATACTGATCCGCGGTGATTTCTCCTCGGGCAAGCTGGCCGGGAAGAGATCTCATCCTGTGCTTGATCCTCTTGGCTGTGGACTTTCGGACAAGGATGTGGTCAGGGAAATGGCGGTATCCCAAGAAATCTATGCCCTGACGAACTGGAAATATGTCATTCTTGCTCAGGGTCAGAGCGAGCCTTTCTGCCAGGAAACGCTCTATCTCTTCTGCCATCTGGCGAAGGAGCCTCTTATCTTGGTGGAGCAGGACGAAGTCGTCGCAATACCGGATATAGTGCCTGATTCTCATTTCATGCTTCAGGAACTGGTCTAGCTCGTTCATGTAGAGGTTGCCGAGCCACTGGCTTGTGTAGTTCCCAATCGGCACGTTCTTGCCTCCCGGAATGCTGTAGATGATGTCCTCCAGCAGCCATAAAGTGTCTGGGCACTTGATTTTTCTCTGGACAATTCCAAAGAGGATGTCATGGTCTATCGATGGATAGAACTTCCGGATATCCATCTTCAGGCAATAAGCTCCTGGGCCGGCCGCTCTGATGAAGTCCATAGTCCTTCGACTTGCGGCATGAATACCCTTTCCTGTCCTGCAGGCATACGAGTCATGGATGAACAGGCCGCTCCAAACTGGCTCAAGGACGTTCATCAAGGCATGTTGGACCACTCTGTCAGGATTGAAAGGCAGCTTGTAGATGATCCTCTGCTTCGGTTCGTAGATCATCTTCTCCGTGTACGGAGATGTGGTGAAGGTCTTTTCAATCAGAGCGTCCCTGATATTGAAAATGTTCTCATCCAGATCATCATCGAACCGGCTGATAGTATTCTGCCAGCTCTTGCCTTTCCTGGCCTTTTTATATGCCAAGTAGATATTATCCAGCTCAGTTATCTTATCCCAAAGATTTCCGTGTCGCTTCATGATTATTTTTGAGAGAAGCAACGTTTTCTTGCGTTACTAGCTGCTCCTCTCCTCCGTTGTGTGTTTTGCCTTTCGACAAGGTCAGCGAGTCCAGCTAGGAGTTAGCTTCGCAACCAATCCTAGATCTGTGACTGCGCGGCAACTGATATTCGAATTCGTATTCGACTGCTGATTATTCGCATTACGTGCCTGCGAACTGCAATTCGTCGCATTATTCCAATTACTGCCTGCAATAACTGCTCGACTCGCCCGACCTATTACCGGCCTATGCTGCGCATAGGCACGAATAACGACTACTGTGGCTCCGCGACCGCGCGGCAACCGATAGACGAAAACGTAGACGACCGCCGATACATCGCAAAACGCGCCTGCGAACCGCAAATCGTCGCAGCAGACCAAGAACCGCCCGCAATAACCGCTGCCTGTGCCTGGTATGTTCCTTGACCGTAATGGGACCCTCTGGTTCCGCTGATATTCTCGTAGCCGAACGCAATTGCTGCGGCATAATCCGCTCCGGCTATGTAGCTCTGCCGATCCTGAAGCCAAGTCCACCAGACTCCGGACATGTCCTCCAAGCCAATGTTTGAGACGATCCTTCTGGATGCAGTATCCACATGTCCGCCAACGGTCGTCGGATTCGCGCCCCCGTAGATATTCGTCTCTTCTGGCGTGCCACTGTGGAGCTGCGCAAACTCCCAGTCTGTCATCATCCTAGCGCCTATATTTTTCAGGTCGTCTGCGAAATCGTAGAAATTCCGAGAGACAGTCGCGGCAGCTCCGAATACTGATGCGATAGATGCTCCTGTGCCGGAGAGATGGTATATCGAGGCCCACAGAGGCGCATAATTCAGGCTGTCAAAATCGGTCGGCCCTCCCCAGGCAAAACCAGGAAGGAAGCGTCCATATGGCCGGTGCTTGAGATCTTGGATAGACCGAGGGATGATATCTCCTGCCAGGTAGCCTGTGAGGGGATGGCCGGAGATCGTGCCAACATTCGCGCATTCGCAGTGGAAACACCCTATCTTGCGGCCATTGTCTGCGGTGTAGCCAGCCGGGTAGGTGGTGGCGGCACTAAGGATGATTACAGGCACATATCCACTAACGGGAACACATGCATAGATATAGAAGTCCTTGCCAGCGCGATTGGCCGCGACTGCATAATTGGTCGGTATTGTTGTATCCCAATTAGAAGCAGTATTCAAATCAAGTTCTACAGAGGCCTCTAACTCGTATGCATGGGCACCAGCACCACCAATGTTCACGAGCATGTGGCTGGGGCTGACCAGGGTTCTGCGGTTGGCTGCGGTGTCGCTGCCCTTGTTTTTCCACATTCGGTTACGGCTGTAGTAGCCGTCCTGCCGTGCAGGAAGACGATTCAAGAATCCCATAATCAGCTCTCCAATATAGCTAATATAGCAGCGAGATCGGTTTTCATGAGTGCGATATCTGCTTTAACTGTGGCAATATCAGCTTGAATCGTTCCCAAATCAGCCGACATACTGGCAAGATCACCAGCAGCCGTATCCGGGGTGGCGGCTGCCAGGGCTTCAACGGCGGTCTTGATATCTCCGGTGGTGGCTTCGGTCGCCAGCCCGGTAGGATCGATTGTGACTGTGAGTTCCGTATCAACCTTCAGCATTCCGTCGTCGGTACATTCCAAAGCCTTTGGCAGGCCATCGCTAGTTTTCTTTCCGTATAATTGAGCCATGTAATTTCTCCTAGATCTTAATCGTCTTTCGTGACGTTCCTTAAGAGCGATACTTGGGCCACAAAAGCAGTATTTAGCGGCCCGGATGATGGTTTATAATAATGAGCGAATTATGCGCAATTATAGACCCTGAAAGGCTGTGTATTGTCCAGCTCCAGGTCTACCGCACTGTCTACATTTTTTACGTAAATGTCGATTGTTTGACCGTTCTGATGAGGATCGAAGAACCTGATCTGATCGCCGATGTTTAGGGGCTCTTCGCTCCATATGTCATAATTTGTTTGTTGCCACCCCGAACCGCTCCTGTCTCTCAGGATGCGCGTCTTGGGGAAGCATATGATCTCCATCGGCACCAGTGTCTCGTTCTGTAGGCATTCCCCATCGACTGAGATCAACTCGACCGTGATCTTGCAGTCCAGGCCGGTTAAGGTGATAGTGGGCCAGGAGGTGAGCTCTTCCTCGGTGGTCAGCCTGGTCGCCCTGGTGAAGGTCAGCTCTTCGTCGTTCACCTTCACGATTCCAGCTACATCGGTGTGGCTGGTTATGGCCTCTGTGATGATGGCTACCCGGAAAGGCACCGTTGGAACGGACCCTGCCAGTACCACGGGAGGCACGCCGGAGAAAGCTATCCAATTGCCAAGTTCAACCTTCCAGGCGTTGTTCACGCCCGTCTTGAACTCCGCAAAGTACTCGCCGCTCATATATATCCAGTGATACTGTAGCTGCCGCCGCTTATGTTGTCATGCTGACCCAGGCTGAATTTCCTCGCGCCCGATGCAGAGCTGCTCGCTCTCGGGGTGAGCGTGGGGCTCATGGCCTGTGCTCGGAGGGCCATAGCCTTCTTTCTCCAAGCCTCACTTTTTTGTGAGAGGGATACTGAAGAGTTCCCCATCGACTTGTCGACCAGGCCGGCGTACATGCCCGCTATGGTCTCGGCCGAAAAGGCAGCCGCGAGAAGAGGATTGCTGTTGGCTCTGGTGAGGTTATACTGTATTTCGTCGTCCGTCAGGAGGCTTAGGCTGCCGGTTCCCCCCAGCTCGATCCTGACCGCATCTATCGGTCTGGTTGAGGGAGATCCTGTGTAGGTGGCCGCGCCGTGCCCTGGTTCTTGGACGATCAGTATTATAGTGTCTGAAGTATAATTAGATGTGGCCCATTCGACATAAGCAACGATGAGATAGGGTCCGGACTGGTCGAGGTCGCCTGCTATGGTTGTATAGAGCAGCGTACCGGGAACCGTGCCGCTTTCGGTTGCGGTCCATGTTGCGGCGGTCCCATCCGGTTTGATTGCATGGAACTCCTTCTTTGTGGCCGTGGTCAGGGTCTTGCCGGTGGCCATCGATACCACGTACCCGATCTCATCTTTGTATGTCGTCATTTTCTTCCCCTCAGTACAGAACCCAAACTTTGGTTACATGCCCGCCCGGTACCGTGACGGTGTCGATGGTGTTCTGTGCAAGGACTGTTGAGGACACCGTTACTTCGGGTGCTGTGGCCTCTCGGGTTCCGTCCAGTGCGCAATAGACTACGGGATTGGTTGCAAACTTCTTGTTCAGGGCCAGCTTGTCCGCCGTTCCGATATCTACCGTCCTGGTAGTTCCTGATGTGGTAGCATCGATCCTGGTCACGTTCATGAACGCCTTGGTGGTGGTTTGGGCAGTTGAAGAGTCCGCGAAGGTCAGGTTTTCGGTTATGACCGCTCCCGATATGTCCAAACCGGTGAACTTGATTTCGGTTGTGACTGTGTCTGATGGAGTCACTATGAGGCATCTGGGCACGTCAGGATCATCTATGAATTTCGAAGATCCGACACCAGTAGACCTTATCAGCAGTTTGG